AATGAGATTTACACGCTCTGTAAGAGCAGCATCGAAATATTTAGGAGCTAGCTATCAACATGTTAAACCCTACTTTAAATTATTTAGAGTAGACGAATCTGATCCTAACTCTCCTACTTTATTTGAAGTACATAAGAATCAAAGTGGAAAAGGAATACCTAAATTCTTACCTAATAAAAGAAAAGAACCAAATGTTAAATTAATATTTGAAACAGGTACTGGTTGGGAATCATTTACTCCTGAAAAAATAAAAGCAAGAGGTGTAGCTGAGGGATATTTGAAAGAGGAATGTTATCATTGTGGATTCTGTGAACGTAGAGTAACAGATTATAAAATACCGTTATTATTAAACTTTAAAGATGGAAACAAAAACAATTATCTTATTGATAATCTCGAGTTATTATGTTATAATGACTATTTTCTTCTTATTGCCGATCCGCTTACCCCTGACCAAGTACGTCATATTGAAGACAATACTGAAGTTAAAGCGGTGGCTCACGAATGGGATTTGGATGAGGCGCATTTAGAAAATATGAAAGCATTAGGACTTTTGGATTAGGCAAAATACTTTATTAAATTTAGTTATAATTAAAAAATATGCGTTACGAACTAGCACAACAATTTGCTGAATTTGAATTACCTAATGATGTAAAACAAGCATGGAAAGCAGGAATACCATTAATTGGTTCACTTAGATTTACTAAAATGATGTTGTTCGCAAATAAAGTTGAATTAACTAATGATGATATTGATTATTTTATGGCTATGAAGCCTAAACAAAATGAAGATGAAACTCCTGAATCATTTAGAATTCGCTCTAAATTTGCAAAAGCACTTCTAAAATATAGAGCTCATCTTTATGATTATTCCGTTTATTATCAACAATAAAATTAATGTTATATGAAATATTTTCAAGTTAAAGTTGAATTTACAATAGAAGAAAATAATAAAATTAAAAAACAAAAAGTAAATTACCTTGTAGATTCAATGACTGTGACTGAAGCGGAACAGAGAATGGTTAAATATCTCCAAGAACAAGGAGAAAATGAATTTCAAATTAAATCAGCAGTTGAATCTTCTATTTCAGCTGTAATTAGTTAAAATAAAACTAAGACCGAGTAGTTCGGGAGTCCGGTACCCGGCTTGGTTTGGGACCAAGACAATTCGCAAGTTCGAATCTTGCCTACTCGACATAGAAATATTTCTTTAAAAATTTAAGTTATTAGTCTTTAAGACGTTTGTGAATATTTATTAATATAAATTAATAATATGAAACGAACAAATATTAAAGACAATATGAGTAAAATTTTAAATGGAGAAATGAAGATAACTTTTGTTCCTGCATTTAGAAATAGAATTAAAAAAGATAAATTATTAGGTGATCCAAAGTGTGGAGAGTGTGGAATTGGAGAAGAATGGAGAGGTAAAAAGTTATCTTTAGAATTAGATCATATTGATGGAGATAAACATAATAATAAAAAAGATAATTTAAGATATCTTTGTCCTAATTGTCATTCTCAAACCCATACTTTTAGAATAAAAAATTATAATAAACCTAAAAATAAAAGACAATGGGTAGATGAGTCTAAACTTATAGAGTCTATACAACTAGGAGGATCAATAGCTGATATTTTAAGACGAGCTGGGCTTAAGCCGGTTGGTGATAATTATAATAGAATTCATCGTCTTAAAATAAAATATGAACTATAATGGAGGCTTGGCAGAGAGGTTGATTGCACCGCTCTTGAAAAGCGGCATACGTGATAAGCGTATCTGGGGTTCGAATCCCTAAGCCTCCGCTTAAGATAGTAATTTATAATATTCTTTGAAATGCTTCAATCGATCAGGTAAACCAATTGTACCTCCGTTAACACATTTAGTTACATTTACAACAGTAGTATCACTAGCGTCAACACATCTACCTAAACAGTTTTTACTAAAAAACCAAGCAGCAGATAATAATGGATACTTAGTTGCTACTAAATCAGGTTCAGCTACAACGTCAACACCAATAGAATCACTAAACGCTTTATAATTGTTTTTACCTGTTAATTGAATATAACCACGTCCACGATACTTCCACCCCTCACCCGAGGATTCAGGACCATTACCCATTCTACCACCATAAACACGGCTAGCTATTTTTTGAGGATTGCGAGCATAAGAATCAGGAGATACATCTCTAAAATATTTGGGAAATATTTTTCTTAAACCATCAGCTGAGTAGTTTAAATTTTCACTTACTAGTCTGAATCCTCCTGATTCGTGACCACATTGAGCTAAGAAATGAGCTAATTTAACAGGATTATTAATTCCAAACTTTGAAGCAACTTCAGGTATTTGAGATATAACAGTATCAGGTATATGTCCTTTTAATCGCTCAATGTTTAATCCTGAAATAGCAGGTATGGTAGAAGAAGATGATGGAGTTGATGGAGCTGAAGTTGGTTGGAGATTAACTATTATTAATTTATTCCAAACTAAATCACCAACTACACCATCAACAACAATATTATTATTTATTTGAAATCTTTTAACTGCTTCTTCAGTATTTTTTCCAAAAATACCATCTGCGGTTAAACCTAATTTCTGTTGAATTTTTTTAACATCGTCACTTTTGGACCCAACTTTAAGTAATGGCATAAATACATTTATTTATAAATATTAGAGTAGGCAAAATAGATTTTATAAATTTAATCAATTAAAATAATTAAGGACTCATAGCTCAGTTGGTTAGAAGCAACGGTCTCATAAACCGTAGGTCCCAGGTTCAAGTCCTGGTGGGTCCACACGGCCGGTTAGTTTAACAGGAAAAATACATCACTTGTAATGATGAGTTAACGGTTCGGTTCCGTTACTGGCCTCAAACAATGGTCCTATAGTTAAATGGATATAACAAAGACCTTCTAAGTCTTTTTTGGAGGTTCGATTCCTCCTAGGACTACTAATATTCATACTTAATGGAAAGAAAATTTAAAACTTTAAATAGTAATCAACAAATAGATATAATAAATTATATTAGTGAATATTTATTGACGCACTCAAATGTTGAGATATTAATTGGGTGCGATTCACAAAATCAAAATCTAATATCTACAACTTATGCAATTGTAGTTGGATTATACAAACCCGGTAAAGGTGCTCATGTACTATACTCTAAATGGAGCACCAATTTCGAAAAAGAAAGTACCGTTCGTCTACTAAATGAAGTTTGGTATTCGGTTGAAGTAGCAGAATATATTAAAAATAAACTTAATATAAAAGCTACTTGGATAGATATTGATTTAAATCCTGATCCAAAATATAAATCAAATCAAGTACTAGCCAGTGCTGTAAGTATAGTAACAGGAATGGGATATAAAGTAAGACATAAAGGAAATAACCCAGTAATGGTATATGCTGCAGATCATATTGTAAAATAAATTATGGCAAAATTTTTTTATTATATTTATAAAACAAAATTAAATAATATGAAAAAAATATTTTTAATTTTCACTCTACTATTATCTTTTACTCTAAACTCTTATTCAGTTAATCCACAACATGGAAAAGATTTTGAAGAAATAAGTAAAGAGAATTTATGGAAAGTAATTAATGAAATGGATATTCAACATCCTAAAATTGTATTTGCTCAAGCCTTACTTGAAACAGGAAATTTTACAAGTTATATTTTTAAAACAAACAATAACTTATTTGGTATGAAAATGCCAGGAAAACGCCCAACTGTAGCTAAAAAACCAAGTAAAAAAGGAAGTTATGCCAGATATAATAGCTGGACTGAATCAGTAGAAGATTATAAGTTATTTCAAGACTATGTTTTTGAAAGAAAAGGAGAACTTGGAGAGACAAAATATTTTAATTATCTTGACAGAATGTATTGTGAAAGTACAGGCTATAGTCAAAAACTTAAAAAGATAATAGAAAAAAATAAACGAATATTTAATAGTTAATTTAAACTGTCAGATGGTGAAAAGCGTTACGCATGGCAGACACACCCACCCGTCTAGTGGGCGCAGATAACGAGATAGATAAGTAATATAGGTTGACCACAAAGCCGGCTTATTTTGTTACTTATTGAATTGCTGCTTAGAGGTTCGAATCCTTTTCTGACAGCAAGTATTTATATTAAACAATAATTAATGGCCTGTCACTGTTTATCTTTAAAAGATCAAAAAGAATTTTATAGTTTACTTAAAGCCAGAGATTCAGACTTAATTATAAAAATGGTGAGATGTGTTATTAGTGCTACTAAACGTAATAAACCAAGTATTGATATATTTGATATAACGTTTAAAAATTTAGATTCATTAGTATTTACTATTGAAAAAAGTCAATATAAAGAATTACTTTCTAATTGTTTAGATGATCTTATAGCAGTTGAAGAATATGAATTATGTGCTGAAATTAAAAAAATATTAGAAAGTAAAAGTAAAAAGAAAAAAGAAGCTCTTTAACATACGGGGATGACTTGGAATTGATTGCTACACGAATGGCAATATTACAAGTAGGAAAATGATACTATTCCTTAATATTGTATCAAAAAATAAATGCTGAAGAATTATCTTCCTTTACCTTCGAAGACGCTATGGCTTTCGTTGGTGCTGATTACGCAGTAGCTGCCTAATCACTCCCGCACACATCGTGGAATTTAAAAAGAATGTGCAACTAGAGTACGGCTCACTAACTCTTTAAATAAAAGTGAGAAACATAATGATAATGTATGTATAAAACTTATCTATTTGTCTATTATGAATAATATAATAAACTTGTGAGACGTTGATATTATTATTACTTAGCAAGACGCCGGTTCGAATCCGGCCATCTCCACTTATATTTAACTTTCTTCCCTATTAGTTTTGTTAAGATTTAAAAAACTAACCTATGAAAACACCATTATTTGTATTATTATTGTTAACGTTAAATGTATCTGCTCAAGATACTATTACTTTACATCATAAAGCATACTCAACCACATTTAGTAAATCAAAACATTATCCAGTAAAAGTAGAATGGTGGTTAACTAAAGCAATGCTAAACTGTACAGACAAAGTAAAACGTACAGATAAGTTTATACCAGACCCTAAATTACCTAATGAAACTGACTTACAAGCAGATTACAATAATACAGGTTTTGATCGTGGACATAACTTTAATGCTGCTGATGGTGCTTGTGATCAAATAACAATGGAAGAGTCATTTTATTTTAGTAATATGACTGCTCAGTATCCATCATTAAATAGAGGTGATTGGAAAGCACTAGAATCATGGACACGTGAAATAGCATCTAAAGAAGACTCAGTTCATATTTGGTGTGGATCAATTGGTATTGAAAAAAAAATTGGTACAACTGCTATTCCTAAACAATGTTGGAAAGTGATTTATATTAAAAAAACAAACGAATGGTTAGCTTATTTATTTAATAATGATACAAGTAAAGCTGATGGAATAGATAATAATAAAGTAACTATAACCAAAATAGAAAAGTTAACCAATTTTAAATTTAAATAATATTATTATACAATAATCCAGTAAATACTCATATTTATTAGTGTTCACCGTTAAAACTAATGAGTATGAATCTATTCAAAGATAATAATGATATTAATGAAAAATCAGTTGCTGGTTTTATTTCTCTTTTAGTAATGATTGGATTCGCTATAGCTGATGTAGCTACTGGATATGTGGGTAAAGATTTAGTTGTGAATGAATTTATATTTAATGCTTTTTTAACGTTAACATTAGGTTCATTAGGTATAGCATCTGTTGATAAATTCATCAATTCTAAAAAATCATCAAACAATAATACTTCTAGCAGTAATGAAATAGAAGAGAGAAAAGAAGACGATCTAATATAATCACCTTTAAAAATTAAAAATAAATGAATCCTAAAATTTTAAGCTTTGTTGGATCTTTACTAGTAATGGCAATTGCTATTGGTATTTTCTTCATGTTGATGGAAAAAGAAATGCCGCAATCTAATAGAGAGTTATTAATTGCTTTTGTCTCTGTTTTGTTTGGTGCTATGGCTACATCAATCAAGAAAATAACAGGAGATGATGAAAAACCAGGATAATATTATTATTTTTATGGGTATAGTATTGTTAGTTGCTTTTATAGGATTTTTATTTTATAATTCCTATAATAGAGATAAACTTAATCTCATTAGAGAAGATATAACTAACGACTCTATTATTTTTAAACAAAACTATAATCTCCAATTTAAAGATAGTATTCTTTTGAAAAATAATAATGATTTAAGAAAAACTATTATCTTACACGAAAAAAGAATACGTTCTTTAGAAAAAGTTAAACACTTTCATTCATTAGATACTTCTAAATTATGAAAGAACAAAATTCATCTTCCCTCTCAGATACTTTCTTTTCAAAACTAAAAGAACAGTCATTTACTATTATTTTATTAGTAGGTATAATGTATTATCAAAATATAATTTTTACTCAACAAATGAATGAATATAAGAAGATGATTGACCAAAAAGAAAATCTTATTTTAAAGCTTACTGAAGAAGAAAGATTACGTCTTATAGAGAGAGAAAAGTACCTTATTCAACAAAGAGATGGTTTTATAGAAGATCTGAAAGAAATGGCTTTATCTAAAAAATAAAAATAGGCAAAATAAAAATTTTATATTTATTTAAACAAAAAAAAAAAACAAGTTTATGAAAAAAACAATGTTTGTTATCGCGAGTGCTATGATTATGGTTGCCTGTGGTGGTCAAGAAACTACCAAAACAGAAGTAGTTGATTCTTTGTCTATTGATTCTACATCTATAGCTCCAATAAGTGACTCAGTAGCATCATTGGACAGTATGCATGTTGTCCTTTAAAAATTTAAGGTCCGGTTGAAAAACCGGACCTTTTTTTTTAATTTTAAATTATGATTGAAAATATTATTAAGAAAATTAATAGTAATAATACTGATAGTATTATGCTTGATAATGAAGAGCTTATAGCTCTTATTTTAAAATCTGTAAATGATACATTTGCCTATAAAAAAGCAGAATCGGCAAAATTATTTCATTATATTGATACAGAAGATCAAAGTGAAAAAATAGGTGTTCGTATTAAGTTCAATTAATGTTATGTTAGGTTTCATTATTTTAATAATTTCATTTATTGCCACTATTGCTTGGTTATGGGCGGGAGGAATAGATTACATGAGAGAGAATCATCCTGATTATAAAGGTGAAGACTTTTTAGATTGGGATAAGGGTAAAAATAAAAAATAATGCTATGAACTACAAAAATATGCTCAAATATCTTCAAAGCAAGAAGATATATGGGAATAAATTAGACGCACCCGAAGTAACGAGAGTACTAAAGATCATCAACAAGAACCACGATGACGAGTACGGAACAGTAAACGAACACTACGTTGTCACGTACGAGATCAGAGCCAACATACACAACAACGTTTTCAAAAGACAAACGTGTCTGGTAAATAAAGCATCCTATAAGTCTTGGGAAAAAGAAAAAAAATCTGTAATATTATTAAATCAAAACGAAAATGAATAACACACCAATCTTCCAAAACACAGAAATCATTCAAAACTACATTGAAAAAAACGGAAGTTTTTATCTACATTACCGCCGTGATAAAAAACAATTCGAAGTCTTCACTCGTCCCACCCAACAATTCTATGTAAACTCATTAGAAGAACTAACACCAGATAGGTTTATGTTAGAAGAGGAAAGACAGAAGCAATATGAGGAAAATTATATAGCATATATGTTTAGATTGTGCCAAAAACAAAATGAAAATGAGTAATTACAAATCAGCACATTACGACCCCGTAACTTTGGAAAAATTAGAAATTGAAACTAACATACCAAACGAATTAGTTACTGATTTAAAACTTATGTTAGAACAAATGGAGAACTACCTATCAACTCCGATAATAATTAACAAAGAAGATAAATCAGTTATGTGGGGATTAATGGATAAAGAAGATAAAACTTTGAAATATACAATATCAATAAAACAAAACGAAAATGAATAACATCGACCGACAATACTTAGAACTTGTAAACCACATCCTACGATTCGGATATACTAAACAAGACCGTACCGGAACAGGAACCAAGTCCATATTCGGGTGGCAGATACGCCATTCTATGAAGGACGGATTTCCACTTCTCACTACAAAGAAGATGGCGTTCAAGACGATGGTGACCGAACTACTGTGGATGTTACGCGGAGACACAAACATTAAGTATCTTGTGGATAATGGTTGTCATATATGGGATGGTGATGCTTATAAGAATTATGTAAATACACATGAAAATTATGAGTGGACAGATGAATTTTGTAAAAAAAATCTTAAAGATTGTGGAGACCAATGGATGGAATTGAGTAAAGAAGAATTCATCAACAAAATCAAAACCGATGATGAGTTTGCAAAGAAGTGGGGTGAGTTAGGTCCAATTTATGGCAAGCAATGGAGAAAGTGGAAGCAAAAAGATATATTGGAATGGGGTTATAAAGAAGGGGAAGTAGAGGTAGACCAAATCGCAAACGCAATTCATCCACTGAAAACAGACCCTGATAGTAGGAGGATACTTGTGAGTGCTTGGAACGTAGGAGAACTTGACCAGATGACGTTGCCACCGTGTCACTACTCGTTTCAATTTTATACGAGAGAGTTGAGTGAAGATGAGAGATATGAATTATGTGCAGCACAAAAAAGTAAAATGACTGCAATCTCTGAAGAAGATTATATCAAATATAACATTCCAACACGAGCAATCTCTTTATCCTGGCAACAACGCAGTGTGGACGTGGGATTGGGCCTCCCCTTTAACATCGCATCCTACGCTCTTTTGTTGGAAATTATAGCCAAAGAAGTCAATATGGTTCCCGAAGAAGTGATTGGTAACTTGGGAGACTGTCACATCTATCTCAATCACGAAGAGGGATTGAAGGAGCAATTGACGAGGATTCCTTACGATTTACCCAAATTAAAATTCAATCCCATATTTTTAGCTAATTTAGAACAGAAAGGGTTTGATGAAGCTGTTAATGGACAAATCAATTTTGAGTTAGAGAATTATCAATCGCACCCAGCAATTAAACTTCCCCTTTCAAATTAAAAAACAATAATTATGAATCAAAAAACAATTACATTAGATGGTGTTGATTATTATTTGATACCAAAACCTAAAAAAACAACCCTACCAGAAGGAGTTGAAATTAAATTCGATAAAACAGAAATTAAAACATATTTTGATATAAGGGTAAGGGGTTGGTGTTCAAGAAGAACAAGTGATGGAGAAAATCCATGGGTTCTTTTTAGAAGAATTGAAAACGAAGATGGTAGCTTTGAATGGATTGATTGGACAACTGGCGGTGTTAGACCTACAAGAGAACACGAATTGATTGTTGAAAGTTGGTATCAAAATTATATAAATTCATAAATCGCGCTTAAACATTAAACTTCCCCTTTCAAATTAAAAAACAAAAATTATGAAAAAGAACACATTTACAGTTGAATACGACACTCAAGCAATTTTCACGGTGGATGATATTAAAAGTATTCTTAACGAATCTTTTGGTCTCGACATAATAAGATTGAGTGAGGATGATGATGAGACACAGAAGTATGAAATAGTCAAATTGGAAAATTAAAAAAACAAAAATTATGAGCAAACCAATTTTCATTGTACGATTACCAGCAAAAAAATATGAACCAGACATGATTGATGGTATTCAAGAAAGATTCAGCACATCGGATATATCTAATGACTATCATGTATTAGTTATGGCAGATGCATTTACAGGCGGACAAACAAAGTTCGAATGCTTCAACGCTCCTCACACAGAAATGGAATTTGAAGAGCTGAAGCGTCGAGTGTTAGAGTTACTAAAAGATTAAAACAAAAGAACAATGAGTTACATTAGCATAGACGTAGACATCGATGATATCGTCTTAAGTATGAGCAAGTACGACAGAAGAAAGTTCTTCGAAGCAATGCAAGCGGAAGGATACATTTCTGAGCATTGTGTTGTTACAGACAACGGAGAAGTAGAAGCTCCTCCGCTGGTTGAAAAAAAAGCAGCTGCATCTAGCCAAGATGATTTCAATCTGGCACTAAAAAAACTATGGGACAACGGTTGGAAACTTACAAAAGAAGAAGAAGACTGTATTATAGGCATATCTAAACGGTTTATACTCTAACTATGTTAGCTGCTATAATTTTAACTTTATCGTTTTCACTATCTATAGCTTGGCTGTGGACTGGAGGTATTGAGTATATACACAAATATCATAAAGATTATAAAGAAAATAATTTTTAGGCAAAATAAATTTAATATATTTATTGAAGAAAATAATTTATGTATCTAGAATGTGTTACAGTTTGTGTTAATTACGGTGATTTCTTAGCTCAAACGTTACCTCAAAATAAACAACATTTTAATCACATGGTTGTTGTTACTACACCTAGTGATAAACTTACTCAAAAGATATGTGATTACCATAATGTTGAATATCTAGTAACAAATGAATTTACAGCAGGGGGAGCTCCATTTAACAAAGCTAAAGGTATAAATGTTGGATTAGAATACCTATCTCGGAAAGATTGGGTATTGCATTTAGATGCTGATATGTATCTTCCACCTCTTACTAGAGGTATTTTAGATCGTATTTCTTTAGTTAAAGAAAATATCTATGGTATAGATAGAATGATGTGTCCTAATTTTGAAGAGTGGACTAAATTTTTGAATGAACCCGGTCCTCTTCATACAGGATGGGTTTATATACACCCAACTCGTTTTCCTATGGGTGTTCGTATTGGAGAATATATGAGTGAAGGATATGAACCCATTGGTTATTTTCAATTATGGAACCCAAACGGGTCAGGAGTAAAATTATATCCTGAAGAACACGGTGCTGCAGACAGAACAGATGTTATATTTGCTAAAAAATGGCCTAGAGTTAAACGAGTATTAATACCTGAAATTATAGGTATTCATTTAGATTCAGAAAACGCTACTTTAGAACAAATGGGAATGAATTGGCAAGGTAGAAAATCAAAACCATTTGGTTATACTACTATAGAGCAGCATAAGAAAAAAGGATGGAGTATTTTTTCCAAATAAAATATATTTATATAAAATAAGTTAATATGAACGATTACAAAACTAATCAAGAAATATTTTCAGCTTGGAAAAACCAGATTGAAATGAGTCCTTCCTCTATTTTTAGTAAACAAGATGTCTTAAATGTATTAGATAGTGTATTTAAAGCTCTCAATCTTGTTGAAGGAGAAAGTACAGGTAATGGAGAATCATTTGCTAGTATTGCTAATGAAGCTATGAATGATTTTAAAGTAGAAACATTAAAAGGTTTAGCTGAGTTAGTAGATGAAGGTAAATATCATGATGAATTAATGGATTTTTCTCAAATTGTATACAGCATTGAACCAGGTAGTGTTATAGCTGTAAAAGATGGAGTTGTAATAGACTTAGAAAAATTTGATGGATTTTTAGAAACAATTAAAAATCGCTGTCTTAATCCTACTGTTCCTCTTGCTGATAATGAATAAAATGTTTTGAATGAAAATTATCGCTATTAGTGATACTCATGGTAAGCATAATCATGTAAGCTTACCGGATGGTGATTTATTAATACATGCTGGTGATTTAACCAATATTGGGAGAGAAATAGAAGTAGAAGAAGTAATTAATTGGTTTTATCAACAAGCAAATCGTTATACTTATGGTATAGTGTTTATAGCAGGTAATCATGATCGTTCATTCGATCCTAAATTTAATTTAAATGATGGAAAAACTAAAAAACCAAAATGGTTATTTAATATTTTATCTAATATTAAATCTACTAACCATATACACTATTTGGAGAACAACTCTGTTGAAATAAACGGAGTTAAAATATGGGGATCACCTATCACACCTTGGTTTGGAGGTGACTATTGGGCGTTTAATGCTCATAGAGGTCCTGATATAATGAAATATTGGGAACAAATTCCATCTGATGTTAACATAATAGTTACTCATGGTCCTGTAATGTATAAGTTAGACTATACAATATATGATAAAAAATACGTTGGTTGTGAACAACTAAGATATCAAATAGAAACAATAAAACCACTACTTCATATTTCAGGCCATATTCATGAAGGATATGGGTATGAATACAGCACTGATACTCATTATTTTAATGCTTCAATTTGCAATATCAATTATAATCCAATAAATGAACCTTGGAGTATAGATGTTGATTTTGAAAATAGAGATATTAATGGTGAGTTTTTTTAAAAATATTATTATTTGTTTCTTTCCTAATGAGTATACTAAGTTTATTTATTTGGGATACATTGATTATTTATTTGAGAAAAATACAAAGGAGTATAGTATAATAAAAGATTTTATTTTAATTGTTGATGGAGCTGCTAGACCAAAATGGTGCCCTAAATGGTTTCTACGTTTATTAGAATTATACAGAAATAATAACTCAATAGTAAATAAATTACATAGTAAAATAACTAAAAATATTCGTATTACAGATATGTCAACTACATATCATAGCCATAATATTATTATACAGGGTTACTTTAATCCTGAAATTATGTATAGTATAGAAAGATTAAAAGAAAAATTATTATATGAAACCGATACACAAATTTAATGATGGCTCTGGAGCTACATTGTGCCATAAATGTTATAAAATAATTAGTAATGGTTTTACTGATGATTTATATTGTGAAAAACATAATAATGAAGAATCTATTTACAAATATAGATTAGTTAGAGAACATGATGGATTAGTTAAAACAGGTAATGTAGCGTATTGGGTAGAATGGGATGAAAACAATAGAGGTAAAAAACCACATCAAGAACCAGCAATAGGATATAGTTTTGTACTTGACTTTATGTATGGTGATTACATTTGGTTAACAACACAAGTAGAAGAAATTTTAAGTAGGCAAGATAATTATATTAAATTTAAAACAAAAAATAGTATTTACGAATTATTTATCAATGAGACAGAAAGTAAGTAAAGAAAAACGTCGTTGGTTTATAGTTATGAATTCTAAATGTCAATTTTTTTGTGGATTACAATACGGTGGAGAACTAGTTTGGACAGATGATTCTAATAGAGCTAAACCACTTGATGATGAAAGAAAATTTGAAACACTACAAGTATTATGTCGTGGTGAAGAATTGATAATGGACTATATTAATTAATAATATTTATTGGTAAATAACAAACATGAAACAAATTAATGAAGTTAAAAGAATGCAGCAATTAGCTGGTGTTTTAAAAGAAGAAGATACTTGGGCGGATGCAGCTAGAGAAGAGGCTATAGATGGTATTATAAAAAATATGAAACAAGAAGTGCAAGATTTAATAAGAATGCAATATGGTGACACTGCAGAGGGTGTTTTAGATAGAGTTAAAAAAGAATTAAGCATGCATCAATTTGAAGTACCTGATACAGAGGATCTTCCTTTTTAAATTAAAAAGAATCATTTAAAATATCCAAAGGACATAAGCATTAAAGAAGTTGAAACTCTTAATTATTAATCAATAAAAACAAAAACAATGAAGGTTATTAAAGAAAATTACACGATGAAGTGGTTTGAGTTTGTTGATGAGAAACTTATCCATCATGAAGTAACTAATGAGTATTCAATTGCTTTAACAGATGATGGTAAGATAAAAAATATCATTAATGAATTTGGATCTTCAATAAGTGAAGATAGTGAAGTGTTTGAGTATTTCTCAAGCAAGTACAATGGTTAATTTTAATGAAAGCAAAGACGAATCATATATTCGTCGCCGCAATCATCTTTTAGAGATGATGAAAAAAGAAAAATGGGATGTGGATGAAAAACCACAATATAAAAAACGTGGTCGTAAAATCAAAGAAAAATCTAAATCAAATATTGATTTAGAAAAACCAAGAAACAAATATTATAGTTGGTTAAAATAAATGTTATGACAGAACAAGAACTGATAGACGCTGGTTTTGAAAAACTTATAGAAGAAAATGGTGGTTATGAACCATTTTATTATTACTTTTGGGAACCATATGAAATGAGTGGTTTTGGTCTTATTTCACCTGCTAATGATGAAGTAAAAGATAATTTTTGGAAAATATACATGTTTGATGATGAAAGTATAGTATTCTCAGATATTAAAGAAATTCAAACACTTATAGATGTAATAAAAAGAAATACTAAAATCAAATAACTATGGCTAAAGCTATTCTTGAATATGATCTTGCTAATCCTGATGATGTTATAGAATATAATAGAGTTAATAAAGTATTAGATTTAGCCCTAGCAATTTGGGATATAGATAGTTTTCTAAGATCAAAAATTAAATATGCTCCTGATGATATATCTCAAGAAAAATATGAAGCATATAGTGAAGTTAGAGAAGAATTATATGAAATATTGAATAAGCATAGTATTAATATGGATAATATAATAAAATGAAAAAGTTTGAATGGTTAAAAATATTAAATAGCCCATTTAAACTGTTTAGTGTTAGATGGTATATTGGTAAAACACAAATTGGAGTACCTTATTTTTACCCTAGAAAATGGGTTAAAAGTAAAGAAAAACCGGGATATTTAAAACCCATACCACTTAAAGTAGGATTTGATTACTGTGATTTAGGATGGAAGACTAAATGGGGGGATACTGATTTTAGATATGAATGGGGACCTGTATTTACATTTGTATTCTTTGGTTATCAAATAGCAGCAATGGTAGGATTTAGAGATAAAGAAGCTGTTCATGCATATTGGGAAGCATGGTTATGTTATGAATATGCTACAGATAAAACTAAATCCAAAGTAGAACGAATAGCTGAATGTAGAAAAATAATGCCTCAAATATGGTATAAATACACTGATGGAAATAAAGAAACAATTGATTATTATGAACGTATACTTAAACCAAAGTATTTAAATAAATAAGTTGGCAAAATAATTTTTATATTTTTAATTAAATAATAGGTTATGAAAAAAGAATTCGTTCCTTACGAACAAGCATTAGAACTTAAAGAACTAGATTTTGATGAACCTTGTTTTGGATGGTACACGTTGGAAGGTGATGGAGCGAAACCAATGTTTATTTTTGAGCAATGCCTTAAACAAGATATAGGTTTATGTTTAGCCCTAACCTTCTCTCAAGCATTTAGATTTTTTCGTGAGAAGTATGGATTAGTAGGTTTAATCGAGATTGGTACACAGGAATATTCTTTTTTCATATACGATGAAAAGACAGATAGTCCAAAAGTAACAACTTCCATGAATGGTACCTACGAAAAAGCAGAACTTGGATGTCTCAAGAAGTTGATTGAGATGGTAAAAAACAAATAACATGACACAAGAAGAAATACAAGAACGTAATAAGCAGATTGCGTTGATGCTTAGATTAAAGCTACCTCTTTCAATATCAAAATACTCAGCATTAATTTGTGAGAACAATGGTAACTATCATTCAGATTGGAACTGGCTTATGGAGGCAATTCAATTTTTACATAAAAACTTTGAAAGTAAAGAAAGGGGTTGGACTTCAATTGAGAGGTATCCGCTTTATACAGATATCGAAACTGTTTTTGTTTTAGTATCTGATTTTGCCAGACATTATAACGAAGGAAAACTATGAAGCACAGTTTATTTGCAATAGACAACTACCTGTTGGTGGTAGATGACTCAGAGATTAAAGAAGGGGATAAAGTACTATACAATGATTTAGATATTTTAACTACAGACAAGTTTGATTCTTGGTTTACAAAATGGGATTTTGTGGAGAAAAGCATTCCTCCTGTCAAGTATATCAATAATTGCAAAAAAATCATTGCTCACCTCCCTCTCAATGGAGCACCAGTTCTTGATGGTGTTCCACTACTTCCACCACTTCCACAAGAAGACGATAAAGAGAAGTATAAGTACACAGAGGAGGATTTAGTTAGGGCGTTGTGGAAAGTTGGGAATCTGTAAGTGATTATATAACTTCTATAGAACAAAGTTATTTTCCAAACGGTGTTATCATCATTCAATCAAAACAAACAATATGAAACTAATAAACAAAGATGTACATGAACATTGTTGTTCATTGGAACTATTACAACTACTCTATGACAAAGGAATGAGGTATCGTGAATGGGGAGAGGGTACATTAACATATAATTCATTAGCGGAAAAGAAGTTCAATGAGGGTGATGTTTCATACCTAAAGGATACAGTCACACATCAAATTGTTCTTGAGTGGTTAAGAGTTAATCATGGTATTTGGATTTCAGTTTCTTTAGATTTATCAAATACTCAATTATTTGATTTTGAAATTCAAAAAGAACATTGGCTACATCTTGAAACAGGACTTTATGACACACCGCAAGAAGCGACAGAAGTTGGAATAATGTATGTTTTAAATAATTTGATATGACAATAAAAGAATGAAACGCAACAAAATGAAAAGAAAACTTAATCAAATATTAAATAGTTTTACAGCTATTTTAACTGGACTTACTATGTCTTCTCTTTGGATAACAAATAATGATAATTGGAAAATATACCTACCATTAATTTTTATTTGTATAGGACTTAGAAACGCAATAGATGACGCTGAATAAAATACAAACATTATGAAAGGAGTATACCTCACAGAGGAAGGAAAGAAAGCTATTGAAGCTAAGATAGTTGAACTTGAAAGGTTCAACTTTGAATTGGAAGATGAAAAGCTAAATGGTAATTTGGAAGGGAATGTTTATTGTTTAAAAGAAATCCTATCCTCAGCAACAATACTTCCTGTCGAAAAGGGATATTTTGAGTTTTATTATAATATAGAAGAATATCCAAATGGAGTAATCATCATCCAATCAGAACAATAACATGTCACCCAAGGAAATAGAAAAACTATGACACAAAAGAAAATAGATGCAACAGATGCTCCTCTTGAAGGAGCCATTGAATGGTTCTGGAAACAACTGCCAGAGATTCTACCATATACAGTTGATACAGAAACTGCTATTGATTTACTAGACGCTTACGAACGTGCTAAACAAACTCAAAAGCACATGGTGATGCATGCGTACAATTATGGATGGGATGATGGGCATTTTGATGTAAAAGGAAGCGAGGAAGATGATGCTGATGAGAAATTTTACAATACGTTTTATGGAAAGCAATAAACAACAGACCGCAGTTGATTGGTTGTTTCTTATGTTAAACAATCCAAATAGAGACCAAGAGTTTGCTCATAAGTTATTACAAAAGGCTAAAGAAATAGAGAAAGAGCAGATAATGAGAGCGTTTGCATTAGGTAAAGCGGAAGTTTTAATGTATGAAATTGGAAATAGAAAAGACGGAGAAGATTATTATAATGAAACACATGGAAAACAACAAGCAACAAACAGCAATACAAAGTTTTTGGGATAAAATAGCATTGCAATTATCTATTGCACAAATTAACGAGTTCCTACCTGAATTTGAAAAAGCCAAAGAAATGCATAAAGAGCAGATAGAAAACGCTTGGGATAGGGGACAGTATATCGGTGAAACTTTTCCGCAAAGAAATATTGAGCCAGAGTACGAAAACAATTCAGAGGAGTACTACAACAAAACATATAGAAAAGAATAAAAAGGCAAAATAATTTTTTTATATTTATACATATAATAACTAAAAAATGCCAATCATTACCAAGGATCAGTCTCAAGACAAAGCTAGTAATCGTTTAGACAGGAATTTAAACAAAAAGAAAAAACAAAAACCATTAGGTGAAGAAGAATGGAGTGAACTAACAAATAGAGGAGCTAGTTTAGCTGAGCAATTTGAATGGCTTAAAATTAAAAAACAAAAGGATGATTATAAATAATGCTGAGTTAATGTATAAAGCATTTTTAATTGAAGCCACAACTAAACTACTTGTATTGAAAGGAATCACCGATTGGGAAAAATTAGTTAAAGAAATTGATGAACAATACCAACCAATCACAGAAGAAGAAATGGAAGTATTTAGTGAAGCTATTATATATGCTAGATGTGCTATATTAAACTAAAAAGTTATGAATAAAACAAAATGGTATTGGTGGTTTCCTCTTTTAGGATTGTTCTTTATAGAAGAAATTACAGGGTGGGTTTGGGATAGTAAACTAGAAGAACAAAAACAAAGAATATCATATTATTCTTCTATATGGGCTCTACACCTAATAAGTACTTCTATAGTTATGATGATATTTATTTTAGTGATAAAATCTTAAAATAATATAATATGGCTGCTACTATCTTAAAAGGTTTTCACTATTCTTTTGGGATAGCCCCTAAAATATACACTACACCAACTACCATTTCTAAGCAAATAACATTCACTGACAGTTGTAGATATAATCTTAATTCTGATGATCAATTAGATATAAATAAGTTATTTGGTATTGGTTATTTTCCATCACATCATCATAATAGTGTTAGGTTTGGATGGAGATATGATTTAAATCAAGACAAAATAGAAGTATTAGCTTATTGGTATGAAGATAAAGTAAGAAAAAATATGTCTTTATTTTTTGCTAATATAGGGAAAAAATATGAATATGATATTCATGCAATGAAAAGTTCTCATATTTTAAGTGTTAAAAAAACAGTTGGTTATACTGTATTTGTTCCAAGTAAACGTTATGGTTTTTCTCTTAATCCATATTTTGGGGGTAATAGACGAGCACCTCACACTATGAAAATACTTATTGATTAAAGAGGCAAAATAAAAGTCTTATATTTAGTTTATAATTAAAAATAAATGTTATGAACACAAACAGAATGATGACAAATCACAGTTACACACTTGATGAGATTAAGCATCTCGCTCCATCTGTTTTTACAGAGCAAAAAGCACCTCACCTAACAGACAAGTACATTCAAACTCCAACATCACGTGTTGTTGAAGATTTGATGCGTTTGGGGTGGCAAGTAACTAAAGCTCAAGAAATTAAAGCTCGCAAAGGTAAAGGATTTCAAAAACACATGGTTGTGTTTCGCAACCCAGACATTATGATTAGAGGTAATAATGGAGACGATTCATTCCCTCAAATTCTACTTACCAATTCACATGATGGTAAATCAGCATTTAATTTTAGAGTAGGTATTTTTCGTTTAGTATGCTCAAATGGATTAGTTGTTAGTGATGCTGATTTTAATAATGTTTCTATTAAACATATTAATTATACTTTTGAATCACTCCAGGAAAAAATAAATGGTGTGATTGAAAAGTTACCTGGTTTAGTTCAAAAAATTAACTTGTTTAAGAGTAAAGAATTGACTCAAGAACAAATGGTTGATTTTGCAACTAAAGCTGCTACACTTAGAAATAAGCAAGTAGTGAATGCTATGGATTTACTTAATGCTACTCGAGAACAAGATAATGGAAATGATTTGTGGGTAGTATTTAATCGAGTTCAAGAAAAAATACTTGGTGGTGGTTACAGTTATGGTAGAAAAAATCGTAAAGCACGTTCAATTACAAACTTTCAACAAGATATTAAAATAAATGAACAATTATTTGAATTAGCTGAAGCTTATCTTTAATTTTTAAAGGTGGGGGTGTGAATAGCCCTCACCTTACATTTGTACCTTATGGAAAGTAAAGATGAAATACATATAGGGTTTAATTCTTATTTGAATGTTCAAACATCAAAAATAATTTCATTAGATGAAAGATTAATTTTAATGGTTGAAGATCAAAAATCAATTGAATTAAAAATTAAAATTGAAGCTGACTTTAATACTATACCTGAAGAATATCATGAAATATTTTTAAATATGATAACTTCTAAATATTACAATAAAGTATCATTCAGTGATAATCTATTTTCACAATGTTGTAAACCAAAACGTAAGTGGTATGAATTTTGGAAGGCAAGATAATTATTTTATCTTTAATTCATAAAAATAAAAGTTATGATTACTTACAATTTAGAAGCAGTTAAACCTAAACTAATTGATTGGGTGAAAAGTAATGTATCCGATTTTTGTAGTGATATGTTTAAAGAAATTCAACATGCTGCTGGACATAAATCACCAGATGATGTTGAAATGTTTTTAGGTCAAATAAGAGAAGCTGAAAAACTATCAGTAGATTATACTAAAATAATCAATGAAGCACAAACATTAGCTGATATACTCAAAATAGCTGATGAAGATGTTATGTGTAATGTTTTTTATGAAAGAGAAGATGAAATTATAACTATTATTTTGGGTGTTAAAATAGAACAAGTATATTTATAGCAAAAAATAAAATAAAATGACCGCTGTAGACTTTATCAAAGCAATTATCAATGCACAGCACGGATGGGCTGTAGCCGATCAGTTTGAATCTACTTATGAAAATCCATCTCCAAGTAATTTTAGTGAACGAAATCAAGAAGCACTTGATTCAATTAAAGAAACTATCGAAGATTTATTTGATAGTAATCTTTTAAGTGAAGGATTAATAGATGAATTAAATTATTATCTTGACTGTATGGATGGACTTATTGATGAAGAAGAAGTAGATGATAACTATGATGATGGATTTGAAGATTATGATTATGATAAAGGTTTATTTGATGTTGATTAATGGAACGGTTATTTAGAGCTTTATTTAAAACCATTATAGCTATTTTTATTTTAATGGTTATCATTGAATATGGTGATAATATAGTGTATTTTTATGAAAAACACCCATGGATGTTAATAGCGACTATATTTTTCTTGTACTATTATTATTTTTCAAAATAGGCAAAATAAGATTTTTATATTCATGTTATGAAAAAAACAGCAGTACAAGAAGTAATTGATTATATTGAAAGTTCAACAAAGATAAAGTTTAAAGATACAAGTAAGGAATTATTTAACGATAAACACAAGTATCAAATAACTGAAGCTATTGAACATGTACTTGCTGGTTTTATCACTAATGACTATCTTAGACATAAAATAGCTGAAAAATATTACAATGAAGTTTATGGTAATAATAAAAATAGTGAAGAATAATTTAAAAAATAAGTCATGAAATATCTTGTAACAACATTTATAGTACTCCTACTAGGAGTAGTTATGTATGGTTTGTATTCGTTTATGTATTTAGAATTGAATCCACTTAAGTGGGAAGATGATGTTCGTAAATCTATTAGTTTTGGTTGGTTTAGTTTGTCAATGTTAATTGTTATTGTTAGATCAATGACTAAAAAAGATAAAACTGATCCATATGGAAGAAAATATATCTAGGTGGGATGAATTAGAGAATAAATTAGATGTTTGTTCATTTGTTGCTTTTAATAGAAGTAATAAATGGTCATATAAGATTTATTCTATATCAAATGATGAAATATTTGAGCAGAAAAGCGGTTATGCTACAAAAAATGATGCTAAAAAAGCATGTTTAGATAAGTTAATTGAATTGGCAAAGTAATTTTATTATTTTTACTTCATAAAATTAAAAGTTATGAAAGTAATAGAGAAACCATGGTACTATGGTTCATATTTAGCCTATGAAGACATTGAAGATGAGTTTATACCTACTGAACGAGGAGTAAGGGTATTACCTGCTCCATTCTTCTATGATAAAAAGATATTTTTCACTTTACATAAACAATACCAACCAGGCGAAAAACAATCATTCCCAAATGGTGGTTATGAAGTCATAGACATGACTGGTGGTATTAGAAATTATGACTTAGATCAAATCATTATTCACCCAGCAGTATTGAAACATAAAAAGATGCTGGAGAAAATGAAACGTAGAACTGAAAAAACTCAAAAGCAAATTGATCGAGAATTAAGAAAACGTAATCGCGAAGCTAAGAAACAAAATAAAACAGGCAAACGAGGCAGACCAGCACTTAATTCAGAAGAAAAAGCAAAACGAGAAATAGCTAAAGCAGAAAGTAAAACACGTTCAGGTGGTAAACGAGGTAGACCCAAATCAAATACACCTAAACCAATCACTGAAAAAACAAATACAGGTAAACGAGGTAGACCAGCATTAAGTGAAGAAGCAAAACGTCAACGTGAATTAGCTAAATTAGCAACTAAGGTTAGAAGTGGTGGTAAACGAGGTAGACCTAAGAAGGCAAAATAAAAGTCTTATATTTATTAAAATTAATAGTTATGAAAAATAAAGTTTGGCACAAAATCACTATTGCTACAGAGGAACAGAATGTAGAAATACACCCAACAGACACGTATGATGGTATCATAGTGGTGACTAAAGAGCTGGATGATAAGACAGAAAGTCCACGAATGTATCTGAATGAAGATGAAATGGAAATGCTTATTCTTAAGATGAGAGAGATGATGAATTCTGTTAAAGCAAAATAAAAAATTAGGTTGATCGGGGAAGGAAGAGACTTATAAACCCTGTCGATGGGTGGGTAGGGCCTTCGGAGTTGAAATCGTCAAAGTAAAGCCAATCATAAAAGTAGATGTCCACGCAACCATCTTCTACTTTCCTAATTCTCAGTGTTCCCAGAGATTAAACGGGGGCTATTGACGACTGGAGATTAGTCGTAGGTTCACGATGCAAGAGAAATCGTAGGTTAGTCAGGTGGCGGAATTGGTAGACGCAAATAGGGTGTGTAAGTGTGAATCTAATCCGAGAGGTAGTCGCTCGGACAATAAAGCACTCGATTGATGAAGTGACTTGTCATCATACAGGTTCGAATCCTGTCCTGACTGATAAAAAAATAATATATGACAGAACTTGAGTATATACAGAAAAAACTGAATGTCATAAAAAAACTACGGAAGAACAACAAACCCTAAATTATGAATAAAAAAATAAAAGAAACTATTTTATTAATAGGTGCAGCCTTAGTTTGGTCATTAATATTGTATCTCCTATTTAAATTAATTCAATAAAAACACAATGAAAAAAGTAAAATTAGAACATGAAAAAAAGAAAGTTAAAATGGGTAGCGTGGTTTGAAACTCCGATATGTTTCTATACCAAAAAAGAAATGTTAAAATATTGCGAGGGGAAAATCGTGATGAAGAGTAAAATGAATTGTCATTAAAATCCTGTCCTGACTACTAAAACTTAAAAACATGGAACAAGAAAAATGCAATGTGTGTAATTATGAAAATGGGCATAATTCACTATGTCCTAATAACGTGATTAACTCTGATGTGTACGAATATCAGAATAGTCAAATTGAAGAGTAAAATAACATAGTCAGGTGGTGTAATTGGCAACGCAACATATAAGTCCGAGTGCATTGTTGATACAGGTTCGAATCCTGTCCTGACTACTAAAATTAAAAGTTATGGAAAAAGATAAAGACTTTGAATCATTTGGATATAATACAGACAATCCATGTGAAATATGTGGAGAAAAACCTGCTAAAATAGAACCAAGATTCTTTTATACTGTTTGTAAAGAACATCAGTATTTAACACCCACACAAGTAAGTGAGTTAAAAATAAAGAAATAATCAGGTGGGGGAATCCTGTCCTGACTACTAAAAATAAAATACATGAAAACTCTATTTTGGATTTGTTACTATGGGCTTATAGTTGTATTAGGTATATATGCCGTTGTAAAATTCATTAAAAATAAATAAAAATTACAGAAGGCAAAATAATTTTTTTATATTTACTAAAATTAAAAATTATGATGTCAAACGATGAAATTCAAAAATGGAATAGAGAAATGTTCAATGAAATGCATGAACCTATTCAAGAAAGTGTTTCTGATGCTCTAGATTATGTTAAGTATACTTTAGAAGAAGCAAAAGAATGTCATATGGAAACTGAAGTGGTAGTTTGGGCTCTAAAGTATATGAAAGATGATCCAACACTAACTATTAAACAGGCAATATCTTACTCATTTAACGATTGGATAAAATAAACAAATGAAAACATTTAGAATTATTGAAGAAGCCCCAGTTATCTGTGTTTGGACATACATAGTTGAAGCAGAAACTGAAGAAGAAGCATTAGAACTAGTAACAAATGGTGATGTTGAAGCAGCGGAGATGAATATTGAAGTAGATTATGAAGATGCTGAATTCACATACCATATTGAAGAAGAAGAGGCAAAATAATTATTTTATCTTTATTTAAACAATTAAAACAAAGGTTATGACAAAGCAACAAACAATTGACACTCTGAAAAGTCAACTCCCCGGATTTTATTCAGTTGAACAAGTAATCGCACTTATTGATGGTATTGAAGCTGAAACTGAACAAACAGCAATATCAAAACTTGATAGTGACAAAGTATCATCACTTGTAAGAGATATGGTTGAAGAAATATGTGATCAAGCTGATTCTCTAATAGATAATTATGAGCTGGAAATGAATGGTAGAGAAGTAGAAATGACAAGTATTACACTTGATCTGTATGGTTTGAAATCAATAGTAGAAGAATATTTGAAAGATAATAATATAATGTTGATTGAGAAAGAAGAAAGTGATGAAGATTAAGTTGGCAAAATAATTATCTTACATTTATTAAAATTAAAAATTATGGCAAAAATTGAATTTGTAGAACTCAAAGATGTTGATGATTCTTTATGGTATTTTACTCAAGTAAATGGATGTTATATTGTTAATTCTGGTAGTTTCAAGAAAGAAAAAGCATATGATTTTTTCAAAAAGTACGTTGAAAGCTCAAATAAAAAACCAGTTGAAACCGTTCTAGAAACTGTTGAAGTAGAAGAAGCAGCCGCACCATTCTAAAACAAACCATTATGAAAATTCAACTTGTCAAAGAAACAAAATACGACAAAGCCACCTACTACATTACAGTAGATGGTAAGTTCAAAGCTGGTTCCACTTGTGATAACCTAGCAGAGGCACTGGAAGCATTTGAAGATGCTAAATATGAAGTAAATGGTAAGCGTATCGAAATTCTAATGCAAGAAGAACTTTAAAAAGGCAAAATAATTTTTATATCTTTAGCATATGAAAAAAATAATAATTAAAATCAACCAGCTATTGTTTACTAATGAAAATCAAAAAACATATAGCTTCACCCCAGGTACGCACACTATTCTGCCTACAGATATACTAGATGAAAAACAATGGATGAATGAGTTTAAAGTATCATTTATGTATGGTTGGCGAAGTAATCCAATATATTTAGACTAATAAAAGTAAGTAAAAATGGATATGTTTTTATTAGTAATCATTATAATTTATTTACACGATATTAATCACAATATCAAAGTTAAAAAATAATTTGTTAGGCAAAATAAAGATTGTATATTTAATTATTATTTAAACAATTAAAACAAAGGTTATGAACAACGAAACGATGAATGTAGAAACAAAGCGCCGTGGAAGGCCGGTTGTTGAAAACAGTGCTCGCCAACTGAAACTCGCAGCACAAGCAGCACGAGGTGAAGTAAAACGAGGCCGTCCCGCGAATCCAAATTCAAATCGCCAAACCAAAATGGCAGCACGAATGATTGTGATTGCAAATGGTGGTGAAGTAAAGCGTGGTAGGCCCAAGATGATAAAAGAAGTGGTTGCGTAAGCAACCACTAATGCCTGGGTGGTGGAATAGGTAGACACGCTTGACTTAAGATCAAGTTTGCAGAAAAAGCAAGTGCGGGTTCGATTCCCGCCCCAGGTACATAAATAAGATTACTAGTCTTATATGTTTACATATATTTATTAATATGAAACAATATAATACTAAAAAATCAAACAGTTGGGAAAAAACAGGTATTAAAGTTGATAATATCTCTCAACAAGAATTCGTTAATATATGTTCTAGTAGTGAATCAATGGCTCACGCCGCTTCTAGACTTGGATTACATTTTAATACTTTTAAAAAATATGCTCTTAAATATGATTGTTATAAACCAAATCAATCAGGAAAAGGATTAAAAAAAGAGAATGGGTATAGAGTAAAATATGATGGATTAAAAACAAGAGCAGGAATAAGAAAACGAATAATAAAAGAAAAGTTAATTGAATATAAATGTAGTGAATGTGAAATATCAGAATGGAAAGGTCAAAAACTAGCATTACATTTAGATCATATAGATGGTAACGCTTGGAATCATGATTTATCTAATTTAAGATTTTTATGCCCAAATTGCCATTCATTAACTGATAATTACACGGGAAAAAATAAAAAATAAAAGTTATGAAAGCATACCAAGTATATAAAGGAGAACAAGATAAACACGGACATCAACAATTTGATTTAATAGCAACTTATTTAGATAAACAACAAGCTTTAAACCACGCTGAAAAAATAGCTGAAGAAACTCCTTTGTATAGCGATACTATATTAGAATTTGATGGATGGTACGGGAAAGGTAAGTATTGTAGCTGGTCCATAAGAGGTTGGGAAATAATTATTGTTTCTCAATTCAGAGAGATTGAAATTATAGAATAAAAATAGTCAGGTAGTGTAATGGTAGCACGGAGTGAAGTAGACGCATTAACATGTAGTCCCGATCTCAAGTATAGGTTCAAATCCTGTCTTGACTACAAACACAGAGTGACGTAGGTTGATGTTCCAAAAAGGAATCTGATATAGAGTTAAAAGAGGTAGGAGAAATCACTCATTAACCCACCCAATTTAGTCAGGTAGCTCAAAGGTCGAGCGGGCCCGTAACAGGGAGTGCGTATGCAGGTTCGAATCCTGTCCTGACTACTGATAGTCATACTTTTAATTTTTAATGGTGAAACGACCTGGAGTGTCTACTCCGGGTCTCTTTTTTTAAAGGTTGGCAAAATAAAAGTTTTATATTTAATCAATTAAAAAATAAAAGTTATGAAACTAATTTACACAAAACGCGAACTTCAAGAATTAGATACAATTGAGCAAGCTTGGGATGATGATGAATTAAAAATTGATGAGGATAATGTTCGTGTATGGTTAACACATACAGAAAATAGACAATACAATGGTGATTATGTTGTTGAAATAAAAACAAATGGTAGTTGGACTCAACACTATATGTTGTTTGAATAAGAGTGACAAAATAAATTCTTACATTTAATTATTAATAATTAATTATATGATCATAGAATTAAAAAGCATCATTGAAGAAATAAGTGATTTCATTAATGAAAACACTGATGAGTTTGAATTTGTAGTTGATATTAATAATTTGGATTTATGGGAATTTGATTTTAATGATTTGAGTTTTAATATAAGAGAATGCTGTAATATATTTGTTAGAGAATTAGAAGATAATAGTATTGAAAAAGAATATAGTGAAAGTGTTATTAAAAAAGTCTATAAAAACAATTTAATATTATACTTGGTTAATTAGGCGAAATAAATTATTAACTTTATTAAAATTAAATAATATGATTACAAAAGAACAATTCCTAACAGCTCAGTTAAAAGATATCTCTCAAGTTTATCTTGGTAAAAATCATCACTGCCGATGCGGTTGTGGAGGAAAATATACCGCTACTACTTACATGATTAAACCTCGTACAGCGACTATAGACAATAATTTGGTTAATTTGCGTCTTAAAAGAGCAAAAAAACTGATTGAATCTGGAGTTCAAGTTGATTATGGTGATAATTATGTTAATATTGTGACAGGAAATAATCGAGCCTTGACATTTTATTTTAACGAAACACAACAATAAAAAAGTTGGCAAAACAATTCACTACATTTATTAAAATTAAAAGTTATGAAAATAGAATTGACAGACATGCAGCTACAAAATCTATACTATGTAGCTAACAAAGTGAAACTAGAAAAGGAGAAGGGAATGTTTGCAATGATTGAAATGAATGAATTGGATGAACTAATTGAATTGCTTGATAACGCAATAGAAGAAAATAATAAACAATTCAGACAAGAATTGTGGAATAGTGTTAGTAAAACTATGGATAAAAGGACAAAATAGTAACCATATATTTAATTAATAAATAAAAAGGTTATGGCACAACAAACAGCAGTTGAATGGTTGATAAAGGAAATTGACTCACAATATCCGCATATTAATATCTTATGGAAGCAGTGGATGATCGAAAAAGCCAAACAAATGGAGAAAGAGCAGATAATAAAAGCAGATTTAGCTGGAGTAGAAAGAACTATTGTAAAATTTAATGAATATTTACCTCTTCCTGATGTATTAAATGTTTTAAAAAACATTAAACAAGGCATAGATATACATGAAGAAGGAGAACAATACTATAACGAAATTTACACAACCAAATAATAAACAAACAAAAAACCAAAGGTTATGATGAACGTAAATGAACTAAAATCCAACTACAGTATTTTCGGTAATAAAGGAAACGTATGGAATAATACAGCTCATATCTATAAATCGGGTGAGGGTAATTTATGTGGAACTCCAGCACTATCAACTAATTGGGCTAGGATAGAAAATGTAGAAACAATCGGTTGTGTGGAGTGTTTGAAAAAATATAATGAAACTAATTATGAAATATTTGATATAGATACTCAATATAATACTGAAGTGTATTATGGGGATGATGATTATGATTTTGGTTATGATGAATGGAAGCAGCAAAGTAGGTAATAATTTAGTTGAATTTTGTAGTTGAAATTAGGAAGTCAAAATAATTCACTAACTTTACTTAAATAAAAAAATCAAGTTATGAATACACAAGAATTGGCAACTAAAATCTACAATTACATTACAACTCTTAATAGAAACGGAGAACATTGGGATAAGTGGGATGATGAGAGGGAAATCGATTTCATTAGGAGCCTGATTGATAATCAACACAAGTCAGTAATAGAGCAAAACTGTAATAATGATGATTGGGGTTTCTAAAGGTGAAATGAACAAGTAAAAAATAATATAGTCGGGTGGCGGAATGGTAGACGTAAATACATCCAGTTATAGGGACTGAAACTCAAGCACATTTACGTTTTAGTAAATGAGAGATGAAAAAACTAATACAGGTTCGAATCCTGTCCTGACTACTAAAAAAAGAAAAAATGTTTTACGAAGCAAACAATAAAAAGGATTTTATTATTGGTTGGATTTCGGGCGTGATATTCGCTATATCAATTGTAATATTGTTTAAGATTCTGTAAAAAATGTATTAAGTTAATGGATGGAAATAGATGTTAGAGGGTGGAAAATGATAGGGTGTTATGTAGTGTTTTTTTATAGATCTTTGTTATAGTATGTGGAATGGTGTTAATGTAGAGTTAGGTGATGGTTGTGATAAGGTTCCTTTCTTTTCTCGCCTCACCTAATTTTTTTTCTAAACCCAATTTTTTTATACACAATTTTTTTTATTCTATTTTTTTTTCTCCAAAAAGGCAAAGTAATTTTTTTATATTTAATCATTAAAAAATTAAAAGTTATGTACAATGAAAAAACAATGAACAATGTTATGTTGCAACGCGCAGCATTGATGGGGGCATTTTCAGCTATTCTTGCCACTGAGGAAGAAAAAACAATAGAGGAAATTAAAATAGCTATTTGTAATTTTATAGGTGATTTGATTAGTCAAGGGATAACTATAGGTGATGAAATTGAATTGGATGTCACTAGCCGATGTATAATTTTTATTGAGCAACAAAGAGCAGTTGTTGCGGTTAACAGTATACTTTAATATAAGAGAGGCTAAGTTTTATTTTTATATTTATACAAATAAAAAGTTATGAATAACTACAAAACGCAAATGACCGCCCCCACTTACAAAATTGTTTATACTAAAAAGAATGGGGACGTTAGGGTAATGAAATGTAGGGTAGAAAGTGATTACTGTGAACATATTTCAGGCAAGCCAGAATATGTTGTTGTTTATGATTTGGTTAACGAGGGATACAGGACAGTAAATACTGATACGATTAAGTTGTTTGAATTGATGTAATGTGAATTGGATATAATAAATGAGGGGGTCAAAACCCCCTCACTACATTTATCTTATAAAATTAAAACGTATGAAAATTAAAGTAATCAAAAACGCTTATTACGTAAGTGAAGATTTGACTAATTACGGCTGTGTAGATGAAGAAACATTTAACAATTCATTTTCGCAAGTGTTGTGTGTTGGAGATATATGGGAGAGTTGTAGTACTGAGTTTGGTGACTTTTTTAAATGTATTAAAAGTAATATATGGAGAGAAGAGTTGAATGATGGTTGGTGGGATTATGATCGTATGAAAGATTATTTTGAAGTGATTGAAAATTAAAATGAGGGGGTCAAAACCCCCTCACTACATTTATTAAAATTAAAAGTTATGAATTACAACATTGGTGATCAGGTCATTATTAAAGATGACAAATGTAAATTATATGGTACGATTATAGAAATAAATAATGACATAATCACAGTTCGTACTATGTTTGGAAATAAATTGGTCACAATAAATGAAATTGTAGATTAATTGGGCAAAATTATTTATTATATTTAACCATTAAAATTAAAACGTATGAGAGTTACTAATGAATTGCTTCAAAAGTATTTCGAAGCATTAGTTGCAGGTCAGCCTGATGATGTTGTAAATATGTTAATGGAGTTGTTTAATGAAAAAGTTAGTCAAAGGGAGTGGATTGAATTAATTGCCGATGATGTTTATGATATATACAAAGATGTATAAATAAAAAGGCAAAACAACAATTGTATATTTAACCATTAAAAATTAAAAGTTATGTTTACAAGTAATCGCAACAAAGGATTCACAATGACATTTGAAAATGGCTGGACTATAAGCGTTCAGTGGGGTATAGGAAATTATTGTGATGTAGGCCGTTCAGCAGAAGATTATAATGAATCAACAAAGCATAAATCTTGGAAATCCGAAACCGCTGAAATAGCAATATGGGATAAAAATGATAATTGGTATGAGTTTGAACATGACACAGTAAAGGGGTATTGCACAGCCAATGAAGTAGCTGAGTGGATTTTGATTGCGGCTACATTGAAATAAAAAAGCAAAACAACGAACGTACATTTAACCATTAAAATTAAAACATATGAACACAATTATCATTACAGCACAGTTCAGTGCCGCAGCAATTGTTTGGGTATTAATTGTATATGTTATTATTAGTAAAATTAAAGAGGCAAAGTAACGAACGTATATTTAGTCATTATTAAAAATTAAAAATTAAGGTTATGAGTAAGAAGAAAGTACAAGTAGTCGAAACAACTGAAGTAGTTGTAATTGAGAATTTGGTCGAAGCGGTTGTAACTGAAAAACGCAAACCCGGCCGCCCGATAGTAGAAGGTAGTAAGCGTCAACTTGACCTAGCCGCTAAAATGTATCGGGTACAATTGAATGGTGGTATAGTAAAACGTGGCCGCCCAATAGTAGGTGAAAGTAAAAGACAACAAAGAATGGCTGAACGGGAAGCTAAATTGGCGGCCGGAATTGAAATTAAAAGGGGCCGCCCCAAAATGGTAGTAGCCGAAGCATAAATATTAAATAACAAGTAATGGATGGGGACGAAGGTCCCCATTCGTTATCTCAAACAGCACGGGTGGCGAAACAACAACCGTATATTTAATCATTAAAAATTAAAAATAATGATTACAAAAGCGTTGATCGAAGTAGTAATTGAACTGAGCCCAGCCATTATAATAATGGGTATTGTAGTTGTTGGTTGTATCATGTTTACTAAGCCTGAGGATGATGTTAAATGGGAAGACATTGATGGGGCGAAATAACGAACGTATATTTAATTATTAAAAATTAAAACACATGACACTGTTCCAAGCCAAAATTGCCTTGACTGGTCTGAAGTTTGAACTTAAGACAGGTATGAAGATGTCAGGTAAAGTAAACACATACAGAATAGTTGCCACGGCTTTAGGGTATCCAAAAAATGCTCGGCCAAGTAAAGAACAATTGATTAGAGAATTGGAAGCGGCGATTGTTGAGACGGAGCTTCAAGAAGCGTAAGTTGTAAAAAAAAGTTTGGTGATGGCGGGTCGGTATCGATTGATATCGGCCCGCTATCGTTTTGCCATCGATCTGCTCCCATGCCAATTGTGGTCCATCGATGGGGCGGGGGCGGCATAAAAAAAATGGGATGTATTCTCAACTCACAAACACCTCTCACCATCGACAGTATATACACATATACTTTATTTACAATTTCCATTTTAACCCCTTTTGCAACCACTTTGTAAAATCTCAAAATCTCTTTTAATACAATTTTTTTGTATAAATCCCCCATATCAATTAATTTAAATATATTAAAAATATTTTGCCTTTTTTCAATATTTATTATTATGAAGACATACAAAATAAAATCTGAGGATAAAGCTGCTTTCCTTAATCGTATGGAAAAACTTAAATCCCCCATCGATACTACCCAGATTAAAGATATACCAATTGATAATGCATTTGAAGTAACAATAGAAGATCCTGAGCAACTATTGTTAGTAAAAAAAGTTTTAAATCAAGCACCAAAAATTAATGTTTTGAAAGAAAATATATCTTTATTAGAAATTGCAAAGAGGTTATTGAATAATACAAAATAAGCTTGGCTCGGCAAGAAAAATTCTGTATTTTCTAACTACACTACTACAATTAGAAAAACGTAGAGTGTTGATATTTATAGATAAATATATACTTATGAGATATAAAGCGAATGTAGTAATGCAATTGGAGCATATAGACTCAATTGCAAGCCGTATACAGTTTCAAGTAAATAGAGGTTACGATCAAAATCAAATTTTGGAAACTATTGAGATGTTAAAGGAACAAATTGAAAAAACTCGTGAGATGGTTTCACTCGAGGATGATGATTTTGCTAAACAATTTGCTGGGTTATGATTTGGTGGCAAATATTACTTTGGGTAGTTGGAATTCACGTTGTTGAAGTTGTAGGTGTACTTATATTTTTATTAATGAGACGAAATGGTGCTTTAGAAAAAGCACTTGCTGAACAACAACAATATATTGATGCTATTTCAATAGTAATTGAAAACTCTGATCAACAATTAAAAGAATTAGATAGAATGGGTGCTTTTGAAGCTGACGATGAAGTAGGAACTTTTTTTAGAAATTTAAAAGAAATTCAAAATCTTATTAATCAGTTCAAGACAAACCAAAAATAACTTGAATGTAAGAAATGTATTATACAAACGAAGAAACTGATTTATTCTTAGAAGAAGAATTACAACTAACAAAGAAAGGAAAACCACGTAAACGTAAACCAAAAGAACCTCGTATCTATTTCACTCAGGATACTGAAGATGCTATTGTTGAGTATTTAATTACTGAAGATATAGCTTTACGTAATAAAATTTATAATGAACGTATAAAATATGGTTTTTATAAATTAGCAGAAAATATTATTCATACGTTTAAGTTTTATTATACTGATACTGATACAATTGAAGAGTTAAAGCATGAGGTAATTACGTTTTTATTAGAAAAATTACACTTATATAATCCAACTAAGGGTAAAGCGTTTAGTTATTTTGGAACAATAGCTAAGCGCTATCTTATTGTATATAATGAGAATAATTATAAGAAGTTACAAGAAAAAGCAGACGTAGATGAGAGTGATGATGATCAAATGATGTTGTATGAGCATGATGCTAATATAGAAAGAGTATTTGATGAAGTTATTTTTATAGATCAATATATTAAGTATATAGATAATAATTTGTTTAAGTTATTTCCTAAAAAACAAGACGCCCAAACAGCTGATGCTATTATTGAATTATTCCGGAAACGTGAATCATTAGAAATATTTAATAAGAAAGCACTTTATATCTATATTCGTGAAATAACAGATGTTTCTACTCCCCAAGTTACTAAAATTATAAAAAAACTTAAAATAATATATATCCAGTTATATAATGAATATTATAATAACGGATATGTAAAAGTTTAAGAATTTATATTTATTGGTAAATACAATTTATGTCGAATTTCGATAATGTTACTTTATTTGGGAATACATCATTATCTGATTTATTTAAGCAAATACATAAAAATAATAAAGATATTGATAAACAAATTGGAGAGTTTATTGATACTTTAAAACCTATGGCGTCTTCTAATGCTGGTTCTGCTGTAATGCTTATGCCTACTGTTAAGGATTTAATAGATGTTAATGTAAAAAATAATGAACAATTAATTAAAATGGCTGCTATTGCTCAAAGAGCAGCTAGTGTTAACGCATCTAATGGGACTGAGTTAATTAATATGGATGAAATTAATGCATTATTAGAAGAACAAAAAGAAATACAAGAGCAAGGTCAAAAATTACTTGAACAAACTCACCCTCATAAACTAGAAAGATGAGTTTTAAAATACGTGATAATACTTCTTATCTTTATAGCAATTTAGGAAGAAATAATTTTACTTTTCCTACCAAACCACAAGCTGGAAAAGTATTTGGAATTGTCACTACTAAAGATACTCCAACTCCAGCTATGTTTAAAAAAGCAGGAGGTTTCAGTGGATTAGGAACTATTTTTTATCAAAATTATGAGTTATCTAAAAATGAAATAGGTAATATAGATGATACTTTTTTAGACAAATGTTCTTTAGCTAAACCTTTATATCCTCAATTTTCTTATTATCCTGCCTTAAAAGAATTAGTTTATATAATATCCCTTCCCTCAGCTTATAATCAAGTGAATTCAACTGATGCTGGATTATATTATATAAATTCAATTAATATTTGGAATAATAATCAACAAAATAGCCAACAAGTTAGTGAAAATGAAACTTTAGGGTCTACACTTTTTGAAAATCCAAATACTAGACTTTTAATAGCATATCAAGGAGATAATATAATTCAAGGAAGACAAGGTAATTCTTTAAGATTTAGTACAGTAACTAGAGGTGTTAACCCATCAAACGAATGGAGTCAAGTTGGAAATGAGATTGATCCTATTACTATTTTAACTAATGGTTTAGCTTATGATCCTTCTAAACAATACTATGTTGAACAAATAAATAAAGATGCTTCATCTATTTATTTAACATCAACTCAAAAAATACCATTACAAACGGATAAAACAGGAGTATTAAATAATTTAACAAATCCTTTAAATGTACCTGATTATACTAATTCTCAAGTAATTTTAAACGGAGATAGAATAGTATTAAATTCTAAAAAAGATGAAGTAATGCTATTTGCTAAAACTAATATTGAGTTAAATACTAAAAATACTATTAATTTAAATGCTGATGAAAGAGTTTATTTAAATACAAATAATATTTTTTTAGGAAAATATGATTCGAAAAATATACCCCAACCTGTATTATTAGGTAATAATACGCTTGAAGTATTTATTTTATTGCAACAAACATTAACAACATTAGGATCTTATTTACAAAAAGCTGTAAGTACTTCTGAAGGTTCTCCTATAGTTGGAATAAACGCTGCTGGAAAAGAAATAATTAATGATATGAATAGATTATGTGATTTATTAAATAAAATAACATCTACAAAAGTATTTACAATATAATGGCTAGTAATTCTATTAATATATCACCTGTTATATCTCCTGATATTGTTAATAATATATCAAAATCTAATAATATTAAATCATTTGGAGATCAACTTAAAAATCAAGCTAAAGAGAAAATAATAATAGGTGGTCAAGATAAAATAAAAGAAATAGGAGATAAACAGCTTGAATTAACTATAAAAGAAGAACAAGCAGGAATTAATAAAAACAATACAATAAAAAAAGCTGAGCATGATTATAATACTAAACAAATAACTGAACAACAATATAATGATATTATTGCTGCTGCTCAAACTACTTACAATGCAGAATTAGCTGCTATTAAATTAGAAAAACAAAAGTTACAACAAGATAAAGATAATATAATTAATGATCCTCTTCAAAAATTAAAAGATAAACAAAAACAATTAAATAATAAAGTTAAAGTTTTAAAAAAACAAAATATAAATATAGATAATAAAGCTAAAAAAGATTTAGCTAAGCAAGTATTATCTAATGCTTCAAAAACATTAGCTCCAATTATTGCTCTTCAATTAACAAATAGTTTTATTTCTATTATTTCTCAACGAAAAAAATTAGAAATTTTAGTTGATCAAGTAAATGAATATATTGATACTCAAGTTAAAGATCAATCAACTGTTGCTATAGCTACTAATTTAAGAAATAATGCTGTTACTTTAATAAACAATAATGTAAAAAAATTACAAGCAATAGAAAAAATTCTTAAAACAATTACTACTATAATAACTACTATTACAATAATATTAACAGTAATAGAAAGAATATTAAGTTTACCTATACCTGCTTTACTTCCTGTAAAAGTACAACTTCAACCTACATTACAAAAAATATTAAGATTAATATCAGCTATAAATGCTGTATTAATTATAGTAACTAACTTATTAGAGAATGAAATTTTAAAATTAATTGAAATAAGAGAACGTTTAAAAGAAATTAGTTTAAAATTAGATGGTAAAACTTTGAATAATTTAGATAATCAAGAATTTACTGATTTAATTAATACTTTTGCTCCTATTAGTACAGGAGAATTTTCACCTTATAAAGGATTTAAATTTAAATTAAAAGAAGAAAATAATCCTAAATTTGTAGTTAAAGGTAATAAACGCCGTTATGCTGTTGCTATTGATCGTGATGGCGTTGAAGTACTTAAAAGTGAATTTTCATTTACATTAGATCCTAACGATTTAATAGACCAATTAAAATTAATTATTGATCAACAAAACTTACAAGGATAAAATATTTATAATTATGAATGCTAAAATATTTAAACAATTAATTAAAGAAGCAGTTCGTGAAGCTGTTCGTGAAGAAATTGGTGTGTTGTTATTAGAACAGAAAAAACAAGAATTAAATGAAAGTAAAACATTTAGTTTTACAAGTAATGATATGCCTGTAAGTGTAGATGCTAAAACAGCATTACGTAGTAAAATGAGTACTATGTTTGGGTATGAAACTCCTCAAGCTCAGTCTCATTTAAAAGTTGATCCAACATCTGATAATCCATTTGCTGCTTTTATAGCTGATGCTGGAGCTAATATGACTGCTCAAGATTTATCAGGATTAAGAAATTTAGGATAAAATGCCAATACCTCAAACGATACGAGTAAATCCTTTAGATTTACAAAAAAATATTGCTATTGGGGTATCTCTTCCTTTTAATAAACCATTTAGTAGTACTTATACAACAAAAGATCAAATTAAATCTAATTTAGTTAATTTATTACTAACTGATATAGGTGAACGAGTAATGAATCCTCTTTTTGGTTGTAATTTAAAAAGATTTATATTTGAAGGTATCACTGATGCTAATATAGAAAGTTTAAAAATTAATTTGTTAAATAGTATATCTATTTTTATTCCTGAAATAACAGTAATAGAAATAGTTATAGCTCCTAATACTGATTATAATTTAATAGATTTATCTATTAATTATGTTTTAAATATATCTAATACTCCTGATCAAGTAACAATACAACTTCAGTAATAATGACTAACGAAGATAAAAATATATCATACTTAAATAAAAGTTTTCCTGATTTTAAGGCATCTTTGCAACAATATGCTAAAACATATTTTCCTACAATATATAATGATTTTTCAGAGGCAACTCCTGGAAACTTATTTATAGAAATGGCAGCATATGTTGGAGATGTAATGTCATTTTACTTAGATACACAAACACAAGAAAATTTTTTATTATATGCTAAGGAAAAAGAAAACCTATATGCAATGTCCTATGTTATGGGTTATCGTCCTAAAGCATCATATGCTTCAAATACTACTGTTGATATATATCAATTAGTTCCTTCTATTACTAGTGGTAGTATCACTACACCTGATTTTAATACTTATGGATTAATTATTCCTGTTAATACTATTATAACTTCAACTTCTACAGGTACTAAATTTTTAACTACACAGCAAGTAGATTTTACAAATACAGGAAGTGCAGAAATAACATTTGTAGATTCTAATTATTACTTATTTAAAAAATCAATTCCTGCTATTTCAGCTGAAATAAAGTCAACTGTTGTTAATATACCCGCTAATCAAAAATTTGCTACTACTAATATTACTGACACTAATATTATTCAAATATTAAACATAACATCAAGTGATGGTAATATATGGTATGAAGTACCATACTTAGCTCAATCAACAATATATCAAAAAATTGCTAATCCTAACTATAATACTGATCAAGTACCTTATTTACTAAAGTTACAAAGAGTACCTCGTCGTTTTGTGTCTAGAATATTGTCTGACAACACATTACAATTAGAATTTGGGGCTGGCTTATCTACTAATAAAACTGATTCTCAAATTATCCCAACTCCAGATAATATTCAATTAGGATTAGTACCTGGAATATCATTATTGACTAATAATTATAATGAAGCATCGGTATTTTTTACTCAAGAATATGGATTAGCCCCTGCTGGTAATTTAACTATAAAGTATTTAGTAGGAGGTGGAATAACATCCAATGTCCCTGCTAATGATTTAACTATTATAGATACATCTGGCATTTATTTTAAAAATGGTAATCCAGGAGGTGGATTAGCTACTACTGTATTAAGTAGTGTAGTTTCAAATAATCCAACTCCATCAGTAGGAGGAAGAAATGGTGATACTATTGATGAAATAAGACAAAATGCATTATATGCTTATTCAACACAGTTACGAGCTATAACTAAAGATGATTATATAACTAGAGCTTTAGCTATGCCTGCTGATTATGGTGTTATATCTAAAGTATATATATCACAAGATTTTAATAGAAATTCTCAACAAACTGTAGCTCTTACTCAACAAAATAACCCATTAGCTTTAGATTTATATGTTTTATCTTATAATAGTAGTAAACAAATCACAGTAGCTTCTACAACATTAAAACAAAATTTAATAACTTATCTTAATCAATATAGATCAATAACAGATGCTATTAATATTAGAGATGCTTATTATATTAATATAGGTGTTAATTTTGATATTACAATTTTAAGTGGATATTCAAATAAAGAAATATTAACGTCTTGTATAACTATTTTACAAGATCATTTTAATATTGATAAATGGCAAATTAATCAACCTATAATATTATCAGAAATAACATCTAAATTATTACAAGTAAGAGGAGTACAATCAGTAATTAAAATAGAAATTACAAATAAACAAGATAACACAGGAACTATCTATTCACAATATGGTTATGATATAGCAGGTGCTACTAAAAATGGTAATGTTTACCCATCAATGGATCCTGCTATTTTTGAAGTAAGATACCCTAATACAGATATTCAAGGTAGAGTTGTTACTGTTTAAAAATTATATGTTATTATATTTATGTATAGTAACTATTATATATGGCTATTTACAAAATATTTCCTGAAAAAACTGCTACTTTATATTCTTATTATCCTAGCTTAAACACAGGATTAGATGAAATACTAGAAATTAGTACATATTATTCAATAACAGGTACTGGTGAAGTATCTCGTGCTTTACTTAAATTCCCATCAGATCAAATAACAGATATTATCACTAATAAAATATTAGGAAATACTTTTGATACTTATTTAAGATTATATTTAGCAAATGCTTCTGAAATTCCTTTAAATTATACACTGTTTACTCATCCTCTTTCAGCAAATTGGAATCAAGGAACAGGAAGATTAGGAAATGTACCTCAAACTACAAATGGAGTAAGTTGGGCTTATACTTTAGAATCAGGTAGTGGTGCTTGGATTATTAATCCTTTTACTAATGGTTCTACAGGCTCATATAGTGGAACTAATTATGGTGGTGGAACATGGTTAACAAGCTCATTATATCAATCAACTCAATCTTTTACTAATATATCTTCTAAAGATATAGAAATAAAAACTACAAATACTGTAAAAGCATGGTATAGTAGTTCTATTTCTAATTATGGATTTATACTAAAACATTCTTCTTCTTTAGAATTTACTACAGCTTCTAAATTTGAACTAAAATATTTCTCAGCTGAAACACATACTATTTATCCTCCATGTTTAGAATTTAGGTGGGATGATTCAGTATATTCTACAGGATCATTAACAGTAGTTACATCAAGTTATTTTAATTTAGTATTAAACAATAATAAAGGAGAATATCAACAAGGATCAGTACAACGTTTTAGAGTTAAAGTTAGAGATTTATATCCTTCTGTAGCGTTTAGATCAACATTAAGTTTTGCTAATTCAAAAGCATTACCTACTTCTTCATATTGGTCAATAAAAGATTTGGATACTGAAGAAATTGTCGTAGATTATGACACATCATATACTAAATTAAGTTGTGACAGTGGAGGTAATTATTTTGATGTTTATATGAATGGGTTAGAGCCTGAACGTTACTATAAAATACTTATAAAAACTATTTTATCTGATAATGAAGTAGTAATATCAGACAATAATTATATATTTAAAGTTATAAGATAATGTCTCAAATACCAGTACAAAAAACTGTATTTAATAAAAGTACATATACTAGAGTAATTGATACTCAATTTAGTCAATTATTACTTCAAGGAGAAGAAGAAGAAACTCCCTCATTTACTATTGATGATTTTTTTGAATTATACGATCAATTATTTTATCAAATACCAAGAGAAGGAGAAACTAATTCACATCAATATATTTTACAACGTGAAGCTGATTATTTAGGAGTTAATATTAATCAAGACGATGTTCAAGCTTTATTAGATGAAATTACAGCTTTAAGACAACAAGTACTTGATTCACAAACAATCATAAATGATTTATCTAGAACAACAAGATTATAATGGCGGATAATATTAAAATAGTAGGTGAAATTTTAGAAACACAACAGATATCTCGTTATTCTGATGAAGATCTTAATTTACTTTTTCCTGAATTATTAAAAGAAAATTTTGGTCAACAAAATGACTATATTGAATATTTTGTATATGATGCTGGAAATAATCTTTTAAATACTAATTATTTATATAAAGATTTTAAACTTCCATCAACATCATATATAAATCCAGCTAGTGGTTCTTTACCTATAATTGAAATTGATCCTGTAAAAGATCTTCAAAATTTAGGATACTCATCAGGAGAATTTATAGTACAATATAATTTTTTTAATAATAAAGTTTCTAATGCTCAAGAAACAGGATTATTTATTAAAGAAATATCAGCAGATAGAACAGAATTAAGAGTAGGATCTACTGTTTTAACTAATAAACAAATTGAGGATGTAACCTTAAATATTATAAATGAATATACAGGCTCATCTTATTTTATTGATTATTTAGCTAATTTTGGAACTAATCAACAAGTAATAATAGTAAATGTTGCTTTAAATAAAATTGAATCTGGCTATGAAATTTTTCTTAAATTATACCAACCATTAGATATTACTATTCAAGAAAAAGCAACGTTGTGGATTGTCAAAGAAAAAGTTAATCCTTATTCTTTTAATATTAATCTTGATAAATTAATAATACCAGCTCCGGGTCCTCAATTAAGAGGTCCTAATTTTAATATACCAATTCCTAATCAAAATAATGTTTCTACTGCTTATCAAAATTATAATAATTTAATTACAAATACTAGTGCTTCATATCAACAGCTTTTAAGTTTAATAACTTCACAAAGTATTGATATAAACATAGATTATAGTAATTTTGCTAATTTTTCTTTCTTTGGTTCTGCTGAACAGCGTGTACTAAATTTTTACAATAAAGTAAAAGAAATTGAAGATTATAAAACTAATATAGCCGCATATACAGCGTTAACTTCTAGTAGACCTAATTTAAAAAATGATTTAAATTTAGCTACAGCTAGTATTAATAATATAATAGCTAACTTTGATGGGTTTGAATATTATTTATATTTTGAAAGTGGATCTTTAACATCTTCTGTTGATTATGGTGTAACTCCATATCCTAAATCTGGTTCTAATTTACCTTATACTTTATATCCTACCGGATCAGCATCAACTTCAATTTGGTTAAGTTATACCACAGACAATGCTGCTGAATGGGATGAATATAATCAAAATTATATAGTTAATACATTACCTGCTTTTTTAAAAGATGACACTAATAATGATTCCTATATTACTTTCCTTAATATGGTAGGCCATTATTTTGATAATATATGGATATTTTTACAATCAGTTACTGATATTAATTTAGCAAATAATAATTTAGAGCAAGGTGTTTCTAAAGACTTAGTATATTATGTTTTACAATCTTTAGGAGTTAAATTATATAATAAGTATGGTGATAGTAATGATTTTAAATTTTTAATAGGTAATAACACAGGTAGTAGTACTTTTGATAATAACTTCACCCCTACAGGTTCTTATTTAAATAATATTCCACGCAAAGATTTACTTGCAGAATCATATAAACGAATTTATCATAATTTACCTTTACTTTTAAAAACTAAAGGTACAGCTTATGGATTACAAACCTTAATATCTACTTTTGGTATTCCTAATTTACCATACTCAACTAGCTATGATACTAATGGAAGTGCTTCTTATTTTTATGTTACATCATCTACAGGATCTGGTATTACAAGTAGTATATTAAGTATAAAAGAATATGGTGGTGATTTAAAAACAAGTATGCTAGATGAGTATAATAATGATAAAATACGAATTGTTTCTAGTTCTATAGTAACAGGTAGTGTATTATCTCCTTATATTAGCGTACAAACAATAAGTTCATCTTTATTTAGAACAAATGATTTACATTATGTAGACATTTCATTTTCGCCTGAAACACAAATTGATGCTTATGCTTCTGCTTCTATAGCAGCTGCTAATCCAACATGGAAATTAGATGATTATATAGGAGATCCTGGTTATTTATATAGTAGTTCATACTCTGATTTAAATATTCAAAAAAATACCTATTATAATTTCACAGCATCATATATGGATTATACTGGATTTATTCGCTTAATTCAGTTTTTTGATAATGCTTTATTTAAAATGTTAAAAGATTTTGTTCCTGCAAGAGCAAATCTTTCAACAGGTATTACTATTAGTTCTCCAGTACTAGAAAGAAATAAATGGTCTTATGCTAATCCATCAGATACTTCTAAAGTAGATTCTAAAGATGGAACAATAGAAGGACCTACTATAGAAAGTGAATATACTAACTTATATACAGGATTATCTGGAGATAAGATAGCCTATTATGACGGTAATATTACAGGTAGTAATATTAATGTATATTCTTATTTTGTAAGTGGAAATTTAAATCCTTATTTATATAATTTTACTAATTGGAATAATGGGCATCCAAGTGAAAGTATAGATTTATATAAGTTTGGTTTTTCTGATTTTAACATATTATTTAATAATGTATCTCAAAGTAGAGAATCATTAATTCGTAAAAAAATAGAACCTATTTATGTAATGAATAGTCCTTTAAGTTTATCAGGATATTCATCTAGTTATTATGCTGAGTTACAAGATTCATATTTAAGTTTAAAATCACATCAAACATCTCGTTATGAAGGTGTTAAATTAACTAGCTTAAAATACAACACATATACTAGTGCGTCATATACAGGTTCAAATGGAATAACTGTTCAAAATGGAGATATATCTTTTGGTAAAACTGCTGTTATAGATAAAAATGTTAAAAAAATAGGATTATTTACTGAAATAAAAGAAAATATATATTTACCAAAACGTAATAATGTTATATTAAAATATCTTGTAGATGGAGAAGGTGGATTAACAGAACTTAATGAACGTAATAAAAATTGGCATGAATTACAAAGAACATTTATAGCAGGAGATACATTAGATGTTTCATTATTCAATGTTCAAAATAATCAAAAAACAACAAACGGTACTAAACTTATCTTTGACAGTGGATATGCTTATTATCCAATACTTTATTTTAGTTCTTGCGATAAAGATCCAAAAATATATTTTGAAAGTACAGATGAATTAAAAGCTTATTCTTTACAAGCTATAAATGGTCTTTCACCTAAAACAATAAATGGGTATGATACTAATAAATATCCTATAACAAACGGAAAGGTATATAATATATTTGATACTGTAATAGAAGGATCTAGTTATTATACTATAGGTTCTATTTCAAATCAACTATTTCCTTCATACTCAGTTCAAGAATCAGGAAACCATAAAGCTAATGGTAATTTTACATTAGATGTAAGTACAACTAATAATGGTCAAACACAAATGGTTTGGAGTTTTTCTATTTACAAAAATGAAACTGAATTATTCAAACAAATAGCTAATCTTAATTTATCAACAACATTTAATCCTGTTGAACAATCTCCATACTATACAAGATTTCCTTGTAGAGAAACTACATCAAATTTAAATATACCTGGAACTTTATTAGGCACATTAACATTTGCTATTGCCGGTACTAATTTTAACATTGGAGATAATATATATTCTTACAATCTTTATAAATTTAAAACAGATTGTAATGTTTCTGGCTACTCAACTTTTTATTCAAAAGCTTCATCTATTTCATTATATCCTTTCCCAGAATGTAATGATCAATGCGAAACAGGATATGCTAATATTTGGGGAGGTACTACAGGAGAATCATCATATATACTATACGATATACCTAATTTTACTTTAAATCCAAGTGGTAGAGCATCTTACAATTTTAGTATAGATCTTCCTAATATTTCTGGAGTAACAAAAAATGATTATATTATTCCTAAACTAGTATTAGAATCAACATCAACTACTAATTATACAGCTTCTATAACTGAAGGAAGTTTTACAGTAAGTTCGCTAGCAACTCAAATAGGATATGCTAATGCTTCTTGTCCTTATTTTAGCTCACCTTCAATATCAGCCTCTGTAGCAGCTAATGATAGAAGTACAATAACTTTTAGTAGTGAATTAAGTAATTTTCATGATAAAAATTATACTTTTATTCCTAATCCTATTTATACAGGATCTCTTGGAATTTTAGCACCAAATAGTTTATATCCTACTTATAAAGATGTTGATTATCCTTTTGCTATTAAACCTTTTGATATTATATTGACATATCTTTCTGATGGATCTTATGTTGAATCGCGAGTGTTAAAAGTTAGTACATCAAGTAGTCTTTTACAGGTAACATTAGATACTCTTATGTCTACTACTCAAATCTCTAATTTTCAATCAGGTTCATACCAAAGATTTTTAATATTAAGTAGAAAAGAAGATGAAACAAATGCTTATGTGACATTTAAAAAACGTGAAGGAGATACATCATATGGATTTGTTATTCCTTCTAATATATCTCCTGATTTTCTTAATAATATAGATACTATAACTCGTGAGGTAAAACAAAGATTAATTAATGAACAATTATTATAAGTTTTAAAATTAATATATTTATAATAGATACAATATAAAAAACTATGGCAATTTTAAATCCTGCAACAGTTACTGTAGATGCAATATTAACAATAAAAGGTCGTGAGTTATTGGCTCGCAATGACGGTTCTTTTCAAATTACTCAATTTGCTTTAGCTGATGATGAAATTGACTATACTTTATATAACCCAACTCATCCATCAGGTTCAGCATTTTATGGACAAGCTATTGAAAATACTCCAGTATTAGAAGCTATTCCTGATGAATCTCAAGTAATGAGATATAAATTAGTAACTTTACCTCGTGGTACTTCTAAGTTACCTGTTATTAATCTTGGTTATACTACAATCTCATTACGTCAAGGTGCTTCATTAACTATTACACCTCAAACACTTAATTATCTTGGATCTACAAGTACGTTTGAAGCTAATGGATACACAGCTACAATTGCTGATTCTCGCTTAGTATCTACATTCACTGGTACTGGTATTACTACAACAACTCCTATCCAAGATTTAAATACAACTACAGGAACTGTATTATCTGTAACTCAAGTAGGTACTTCATTCACTCTAACTGGTACTACAATTAATACATTATTTGGTACTAGTTTAACTCAATTATCTACTACTATTACTGTTATTGGTAGAGATAGTGGTGCTAGAGTAACTATTCCTCTTAATATTATAAAAGTATCAACAACTTAATTTAAATAAAATATGTCATTTTCAAGATACAACCCAGAAGATTCTGTAATTAGTGCTGAATCCGTTGTACGCGGCGCTTGGAGCTCAGACAGTAATCAGTTATCTACTTTCCAAACTGCCAGCTCATATACTGAATATTATTTAGATGTATATAATGGAGATCCAGCTTCAGCTGCTTCATCAGTACAATTTAGTATTCAATATGGTAATTTACAAGGCTCCGGATCGGCTTTAATTAATAATAATGTTCCTGGTCTTACTCCATCTCGTGTTGTTTATGGTCAATATAGAAATTTAGTTTATGGTACTGAAACAACAAACTTTAGCTTTGATAATGGTACTACAATAGCAAACGATATATTTGTAATTAATATAGCTCGTTCTCGTTATAAAGAATCATTATATCCTGGTTCTTTTAATTTAACATTAGGTAGTGGAAGTAATGGTTTTATTAGATTAACTGATGATAGTGGTACTACAAGTTTAACTCGATATATTGGAGAAAATAGAGTATTTTATATTATTAGTGGAAGTAATGGTAACGCTTATACAGCAGCCGCTTCTGCTTCATATTATGGAATGATGTTTCCTGATTTAGATATTATAATACTAAATGCTTCTTCTTCAGCGACTGTTAATTTAAAAAATTATTTTACCCCATTAACCACTACTACTTCTTCTGCTCAAAATAATCACATTAAGTTATATAATTCAATAGTTAGTGGATCTTCATTTCAATTAAAATCAGAAGAAACAGTATCATCACGTTATTTCTTTACTAGAATTAAAAATAGTGAATTTAATTATACTACTAATCCATCTATTATAGATAATAATGGTAATTTATTATATTCAACATTAATCAATAATCCACAAACATACATTACATCTGTAGGTATGTATAATGATAATAATGAATTACTTGCTGTGGCTAAGTTAAGTAAGCCATTAACAAAAGATTTCACAAAAGAAGCTTTGATTAGAATCAAATTAGATTATTAATGCATGTCTTCATTCAAAAAACTAAGCAGATCAGACGTTACGTATGTTCCATATGTAGCTAATAAGCAATGGAATATTTCTACAAATGGTTATCCTACCTCTTCAATTGTAATATATAAAGGAACTAATACAAGTAGTTTCTATCCTGCTATTACTGAAGATGCATATGAATATGCTGTTTACGCTGAAATAAATCAATTATTTTATCAAACATATACGGCTTCATTAGACACATCTTCACTAATGAACTCATTATATTATGAGTCTGCTTCATCTCAACGTCCCACATCATCATACTTTATATTTAATGATAAAGCAGAGTTAATTAGAAATTATCCTACTGGAGCCGGAGCTGGAGTTAGAGTACTAGCCGTAAATCAAAATGTTTTTGGTGAAAAAGTATTACCAAATACTTTTATTTTATCATCGTCTGCTTACTATGTAACAGATGATGGATACGGCAATTTATATGATGGATCTACTCATATCGGAAATATATTTTATGCTCATGGATTAGCTATTATAACTAACCAAGATTATCAAGGAATGTTTCCTTTACCTCCATTAGCGTTTGATGATAGTGCTACTTTCTTAACAACAGATTCTCCTAAATCTATATCTGTAGCTACAAATGATAGTGGAAGAAGTGGTACTTTAATAAATAATTCATTAACATTATCTGGCAGTACAGAACAATTATCTTATTGGAGTACAGGAAGTGGAAACACAGTTGAATTAACTACAACATCAGAAGGAGTATATGAAATATATTATACTATAGGAGCTCAAGTTGCAGGCTCATATATATTAAGAAGTAATAAAGCTAAAGTTACTGCTATTGTGAACCCTGTACCAACAGCTACACCAACCCCAACACCTACACCGACACCAACACCAACACCAACTCCTACACCGACACCGACACCGACACCAACTGCTACTCCAACACCAACGCCGACACCAACACCAACACCGACACCAACACCTACACCGGGACCTGTTACTATATATTATAACTTCATAACTAATCCAAGCGGTGGTTATTATGTACCTGCTGTTTCTACTAGCTTATTAATAACAGATAATGGTTCAACTGCTATTAATATTTCTAGCTCTGCTACTAGTAACTTTGGTTCTCTTGGAAGTAGATCAATAAATGTTACTTTACAATCAACAATAGGTGAGTATACCTTCTTAAAGATAGATAACGTAACAACAGCTACTAATATATTTAATACAGTAACTTACGCCCAAGCTACTAGAAACTATAGCTTTACAACAACTAATGGAAATAACTATGCTATAACAGCATCAGCATATAACTCTCTTGTAACACCAACACCAACAGCTACGCCAACACCAACACCAACTCCAACGCCGTCGCCTACACCAACGCCGGCACCACCAACACCAACACCAACACCAACTCCTACACCAACTCCTACACCAACACCAGGACCAAATGAGATAATGTTTATATTTGAAATATCATCTTCGTTGAATGCTAAGATTGATCCAACATATATTGATGGTGGTTCGTTAAATACTTCAACATACCAAGCAGGAACTACATTTGCTGTACCTGCTCCAAATACAATTGTAACTGCGGGTGGTGGAGAAAAAGCAGTATATGTTGATACAACTAATCCTTCATTTGCTTTCCCAGGTAATACTTTCTACTCAGCAGTAGGATTACTTAACCCAGCTTCTGGAGCTACTATTAGCCAAACTATAACTTATGATATAATTTATAATGGTAGCACAGTAGGTACAGTTAATATGGTTCCAACAAGATTAGTTGGAAATATATTCCAAATGCCTAATAATATAATAGCATTACCATTTACAGTAGCTAATGGGGATATAATTAAATTCTACTATCATTAAACTAAAAAATAATGCCAGTAACACATACAGGACCATTTACAGTATCATTTAAAAACTCACATACTATTAATGAGTTCGAGGTTCGTTGCTTAGTTGAGGAAAGTGATTTTAATTTATCTTATAATCCAACTTTAGTAACTAATTATGCCAGCGGTTCTGTAAAAGACTTTGCTACTGGTTCTAGTTTTTATACTTATGCTACATCATTAGGTTTATATAATGATAATAATGAATTAATGGCTGTAGCTAAATTTGGTAAACCTATGCTTATATCACCAGACACAGATATGACTTTTGTTGTAAAATATGACACATAATGATTAAATTATTAGACATATTAAAAGAGATAAATATTAAGCAAAAAATAGCAATAGGTAGTGGAGACCAACAATCAGTATACCCTTATTTAAAAGATCCAAATTATGTTATAAAAAAATTTGATTCACAGCAGGATCAACCTGTTCTTAATAGATATGAGATAAAATATTACCTTAAAATGTTAGAACTATATCCAAAATATATAGCTAATATTATAATTCCGGATGGAAATATAAAATATTATTTTCAAGAAAAAGTAGATGTAAAAAAAGCACAAGAAGATATATGGGATGTTGTTATAAAAATAATAAAAAAAGTAGCATTAGATTTAGAAAAAAAATATAAAACACCAAATGAAGTATATAATGATTTAGTTGCTGTGGATATATTTAATAATGCTAGCAGTTGGGAAGATATAAAAAATATAAAAGATATAGATGATTTCTTTGAAATTAATTATGGTGAAGGAATACCAATGGATGATTTATTCAACAACTATATTTATAATAATTACTCTAAAGATATACCTCTAGTACAAAAATTAAAACCAGTTTGGGATATAGGTAAAAAAATAACTCAATTTGGATCATTTCATGAAGATAATTTAGGATATGATAAAGATGGTAATTTTAAAATAATAGATCTTTAACATGTTATGACACATAAATGGAAATATTGGGATCGTTTTGAACCTGAAAATTATTATGGTTTTGTTTATAAAATTACCAATTTAAAAACTGGAAAGTTTTATATTGGGAAAAAATCGTTTTATCATAACAAAAAACATAAGCTCACTAAAAAACAACTTACTGAACAAACAGGCCGCGGTCGTAAACCTACTCATGAAACAATTCAAGTTGAAAGCGATTGGAAAACATACTGGGGTTCTAATAAGCAATTAATAGCTGATATTAAAGAACTAGGTGAAGATAAATTTGATTGTACTATCTTAAAATTATGTAAGACCAAAAAACAACTTACGTATTGGGAAATGCACCATCAATGTCTGAGTCAATGTATAGTTAGTTATGATTTAAGTTATAATGACAATATATTAGGTAAATTCTTTCCTAAAGACTTGGTTTAGGCAAACTAATATCATATATTTCCTTTAATGGAAAATACAGCTTTATTATTTCTGATTGAATCAGTACTAGGTAAGGGACAATCTACAAGTAAAGGTAACTACGCATTTAAATGTCCATTCTGTACTCATCATAAAAATAAATTAGAAATTAATTTAAATACAACATCAAAACGTGAAAACTTTTGGCATTGTTGGATATGTGGAGCTAAAGGAAAAACATTACTTACTTTATTTAAAAAAATAAAAGTATCTAATAATAAAATAAGTGATTTAAATATATTAATTGTTCCTACTAAAAAGGAAGAACATATTCCTATTAGTACTATTGAATTACCTAAAGAATTTATTTCATTATCACGTTCCATAGAAGATAAAGTTGCTCAAATTGAAGCAAAACATGCTTTAAGATTCCTAAAAAAACGAAATATATCATCAGATGATATTATAAAATATAATATTGGTTTTTGTAAAGAAGGAAAATATGAGTATCGTGTTATTGTTCCTTCATATGATGAACAAGGCAAATTAAATTACTTTATAGCGCGTGACTATAAAGAACCATCACTTCAAAAATATAAAAATCCACCCGTATCGGCTAAAGACGTAATCGGGTTTGAGCTATACATAAATTGGGATGCACCTATTATTCTTGTTGAAGGAATATTTGATGCTCTCACCATTAAACGAAATGTTATTCCTTTATTTGGTAAAGTAATACATGGTAAACTAATGGAAAAACTAGTTAAATCTTCTGTAGATAGAATTTATATTGCTTTAGATAATGATGCTAGACGTGATGCTTTGAAACAAGCTGAAATGTTGATGTCGTATGGTAAAGAAGTATATTTGGTTGAAATGGAAGGTAAAGACGCTAATGAAATAGGTTTTGAACAATTCTTTAAAACTATCGAGCAAACATATCCTCTAAATCTTCAAAGTTTGCTTGAAAAAAAATTACAATTAATATGATTGAAAAAAATGTAAATATACTTAAAGATCCTAAGATCAAACGTATAATTGAACACAACGAACAAGACAAACAAATAAATGTTTTAGATTCACGTTTTTATAAGCGTAATGAAAAATATTATCCATCTGTTACTTCTATTTTAAATTATTTTCCTAAAAATAAATTCTTTCATGAATGGCTTAAAGACGTAGGACATAACAGTGATATTATAGCCGCTAAAGCATCTGCTGAAGGTACTCAAGTACATAATGCTGTTGATAGATTTTTAAATGGAGAAGAAATTCAATGGATAGATGAATATGGACACGCTATATATTCACTTGAAGTTTGGAAAATGATTTTAAAATTTGCTGAGTTCTGGAATACACATAAACCTGAACTTATAGCTACAGAATATCATTTATTCTCAGATAGCCATGAATATGCTGGTACTGCTGATTTAATAGTCAGGTTAAATAATCAAGTTTGGTTACTTGATGTTAAAACATCAAATTCACTTCATACCTCCTATGATTTACAGTTATCAGCTTATGCTGTTGCTTGGAATGAAACACACAATACACTTATTGAGCGCACAGGTATTATATGGTTAAAAGCAGCTACTCGTGGTGAAGGTAAAGGTGATTCAATTCAAGGTAAAGGATGGCAACTAAAACCAATAGACGGTATAGCTACTAATTTTAAAATGTTTCAAAATATATATGAAATATATAAACTTGAAAATCCAGATTTTAAACCTATGACTGAGTTATTACCTACGTCGGTCAAAGTATCTTAAGTATATTTATTTGTGTGAATCAACAAATAACAATAGTGATTCCTTGTAAAAACGAAGGTGAAGGAATTGTAGATGTTATCAAATTAATATTAAAACAAATAAATTGTAAAATAATAATAGCAGACTCTTCAGATGATGAAGAGTCTATTTTATTATTGCATAAATATATTTCATTACATTCAAATATACAAGTTATAAAAGGTGGATTACCATCAGTAGCTCGTAATAATGGAGCTAAATTAGTAACTACTCCTTATGTATTGTTTTTAGATGCTGACATTTATATATATAAGAAAAATTTAATAAGAAAATGTATTAGGTTAGCAATTCAAAATAACTATGATTTAGTTACTTGTAAATTTAAAACTGATAAACCTTATAGATGGGTATTTAGAATATTTAATATAATACAATGGTTTAGTTTATTAACTAAACCTTTTGCTTTAGGTGGTTTTATGTTATTTAAAACAGAAACATTTAATAAACTAAAAGGATTCAATGAACAAGATAAAGTTGCTGAAGACTACAGGCTTAGCTCAAAAATTAAATCTAAAAAATTTAAAGTGTTTAATGGTTATGTATATACTCCAAGTAGAAGATTTGATAAAAAAGGTGTATGGTATATGATTAAATTAATGTGGAAATCTTGGATTAATCAAAATAATGATAAATTTTTTGAGAATGATCAAAATTACTGGAAATAAAGTATGAAAAAATATCAAACAATTATTGTCTCTGATTTACATTTAGGAATAAAAGATAGTAAAGCAGAAGAATTTATAGAATTCATTGAAAATTATTCTACTGATTTATTAATACTAAATGGTGATATTATAGATGGATGGGCTATTAATAGAGGAAGTAAATGGAAAAAACATCATACTAAAGTAATATCTAAATTATTAAAATTATCAAATAAAACAAAAATAATTTGGATTAGAGGAAATCATGATGAATTTATACAAGAATTTATAGGATCTTATTTTGGTGGTATTGAAATTAGAGAAGATTATCGATTACAATATTATGAACATGTTGAATACGATATTTGGAAATCAAAATGTTATTATATATTTCATGGAGATATAATTGATATTTTTATAACAAAATATAAATGGTTATCAAAATTAGGAGCAATTGGATATGATTTTGCATTATGGTTAAATAGATGGTATAATACTTACCGCAAATGGCGTAAATTACCATACCAATCAATTTCACAAAAAATTAAAGCAGGTGTGAAGACAGCTACTAATTATATTAACGATTTTGAAACTACTGCTCTCTCTATGGCAAACAAAAACGGCTGTGATGGCGTAATTTGTGGACATATACATCAACCAGAAGACAGAATAATAAATGGTAAACGATATTTAAATAGTGGAGATTGGGTTGAAAATATGAGTGCTATACTTATAGATAAAAATGGAAAAATAGAAATTTATAAAAAATAAATTATGTATAAGATTTTAGATACACTGTTTAACTTTAATTCAAATAAAAAAATAGACTTTGAAAAAGGTGTTTATTGGGGAATAATCACATTTATTTCTTTATTATTGTTTTTTTCATATATACTATAAATTTATTGTTTTAAATATTTATAGGTGGCTTGGTTTGTCCAAGTCACCTATTTATTTTTACAACAATGAATTTAGGACAATACTTAGTACAACAGTTATTAGAGGATAATATACAAGAAGTATACCCAAAGCGTTCTTCAGATGACATTAATCAAAATTATGTAACTAAAAAAGAACATTGGATTGAAAAAGCAGCTGCTGACTTTAATTATCCAATACCAGATATACGTTTTGCTTTTATAGCGGGAGGTATGGTAGTGTTAACTGATGATATTTGGTCTAAATTAGAAAATCAAGACTTAGAAGATGATTTAGAACTTGATGGTCCAGCAATGGTATTAAATTATGATGATGATAAGTATTATTTAGTATATGGAGGTAATTTATTAAGAAAACATAAAGAATTAAATAAAATACCTAAAGTATTAATGGGTAAACTTAATGTTAAAGGTCCTAAACCATTTCCATTAAAAGAAGGATTAGATAAAGATACATTAAACTCATTTTTAAAATTTGCAATTAAAGAATTAGGATTAAAACAGTTACCTTCAAAGATTACTTTATCTAAAAACGTTAAAAAAGCAAGAGAACGCCATACATTTGGTACATTCAATTCTGAAAATAAAAGCATTTGGTTATACACTAACAACAGAAATACAGCTGATATTTTAAGAACATTAGCTCATGAATTAGTACATCGTAAACAAGAGGAAGATGGTAGATTAAAACCTGATAGTGGTGAAACAGGTTCTGAAATTGAAAATGAAGCTAATGCTAAAGCGGGTGTATTGTTAAGAAAGTTTGGAGAAAAAAATCCAATGATATACGAGGGAATGTATGGTAATTACTTATTTGGAGATAAAAATACAGGAGCTGCTATTGGTTGGTATGAGAATGAAATGGAATCTGATACTCCTGCTGAGAAAAAATTATTTAATATCCTAAAAAAATATACCGATTCAGAATATGAAACTTACTCAGCTGTAAATTTGGATGATTTTATCCCTATTTTTAAAAAATTAAAAAACCAATATCCTGAAATAGTAGATCCTAAATTATCATCTAATACCTACATTTATAGAGGTACTAGTTTACCAAAAGAACAAATAGATAAATTAAATGCTGAGATAAAAGATACAACATATTATAAACAAGGATATATTATTCCTAATCAAACGTATAAGTCTAGAAGAAAAGCCCAATCGTGGAGTATTAATTATTTTACAGCTTCAGGATTTGCTTTTACAAGTGCTGAAAAAAAAGGAGGAGTACCTGTTATAATGAGAGCAAAAGTATCAGATGCTGATTTATATTTTAATTCAAAATTTATAGACAAATTAAGCACTCAAGCAGAAGATGAAACTTTCAATATAGTTAACCCAATTCCAGTAGATATTATGGTTATGGAATTTTATGAAGATGAATTTGAAGATATAGAAGCAGGATATTTACATACTAAAAAATAATGTTATGAGCGAATCAATGTTACAACGTGAATTTCGTGAACGTGATGTTCAACGAATGAGAAATATAATCACTAAAAATGCTGATGCTAAAACAGTAACACAAGTTGGTTATACTAAAAAACAAATAGAATATAATGAAGGCGATATTTGGGAAGAAAACGGCAAACAGTGGATTATTAAAAATGGTATAAAACAGACTGTTACTCGTTTTGATAAGTTAAAAAAATCAATCATATTACCTATTACATGCCCTAAATGTAATAAAGCAATGAAGGCAACATCATTAAATAAAAAGATGTGGCCTATTCATGGCACCTGTTTTGATTGTGTCATTGAAATGGAAACTGAGTTAAAACGTCAAGGTAAGTTTGAAGAATATGCTCGCAATTTAGTTAATCGAGGTGTTAAAACTCATATTAAAGATGTTGAAGACTTAATTTTAGAAATAGCATTAGAAGACAATAATGAAGAATTTGTTACTGAACAAGGTGATATTGAAAAATGGGCTGGTAAAGGTATTGATAAACAAAAAATAATACAAGAATTACAAGAATATATAGCTAAACTTAAAGACCATATCTCTTCATAATATTTATAGGCAATTAACTATTAAAATGAAGTATGGAATCAAATAACATTTGGTCAGTAATAATTACAGCTATAACTATTTTAGGAGGTAGTACAGCATTTCGTTTTTATGAACAAAGAGCACAAAAAAGAGAAAGAGATGAAGATTTTATTAGACATGACTGTAAAGATAGAATCGCTAAGTTAGAAGCACTTTTAGAAGAATCATCTGAAGAAAAAAACGAACTACGCAACTTAATTATAAAATTAACAGCTGAAGTAGCTGAACTGCGAGTTAAAGTAGAATACTTATCTGAAGAAAACGCTAAATTAGAAAAAGCATTCAAACCAAAATAACATGCATAAATTATTAGATCTTATAAATGAAGCCAAAGAAGGACCCATTGAATACCCCGCTAACCATAAGCCAGGCATGCGTGTAACTAAGGGTGGTTCAATGTGTGCTAACTGTGAGTATTGGGTTGAGAAAGGTAACTTATGTAATAACAAATATTGGTTAAAATGGAGAAATGGTGATGCTAAAATACCTGCTCCTGCAGATGAATACTGCTGTAACTGGTGGCATGCAAAATAATATTTTATGAAAGTAACACAAGTACCCTTTTCAGCTGATCAATACATTAAAGAAGAACATAAAAAAACTCAAATATACCTCCATCACACTGCAGGTAATGCAAATCCAATTGCTGTTTTTAATGATTGGGGAGCAAATAAAGAAAGAATAGCAACATGCGTTACTATAGGTGGAAAACCGGGTGTTAGTAAAGGATGGATAGACGGAGAAGTAGCTCAAGGATTTAGCTCTAAGTATTGGGCTTATCATTTAGGTCTTAAAGAATCTACATTTCAAAAATATGGAATAACATATAGATCGTTAGATAAAACTTCAATTGGAATTGAAATATGTAATTGGGGTCAATTAACATATAAGAATGGTAAGTTTTTTAATTATGTTAATAGAGAAGTCCCTAAAGATGAAGTAGTAGAATTACCTGTTGCTCATCGTGGATTTAAATTTTACCATGCTTATACAGATGCTCAAATAGCAACTGTACAAGAATTACTCACATCATGGAAAAACCACTATAATATCCCTATCCATTATAACCCAGACATTTGGGATATAACGCCTAGAGCGTTAAGAGGTGAGCCCGGAGTATACACTCATAACTCAGTTAGAATAGATAAAGTGGATGTATCACCACAACCAAGATTAATTGAAATGCTTAAATCATTACCATAATGGAAAATAAAGAATTATTAATCGAAGACTGTGGATGTAATGGTCCTCAACTCATAAACGAATCTAAAGGTATGATATTATCTGAAGGTTTAATATACCATCTTAAAGAAGGTAGAATGTTAATTAATAACATATATCGTCCTTTATCTGAAAATTATTTTGCTTTATTTCGTGAAGCACGTGAATTATATAATAAAGGATTACTTTCAGTAACCGAAGATGATGCTGAATTGTTAGAATCAAACATTGGTGAATTTGGAATATATAATGGTATAAGAGTACCTTTAGATTATGTTATTAGCTTAGACGAGTTAATATCATTAACTGAGGCTAAAGAATTAAAAGAAGCAGATAAAAAGAAAAAAACACCTCCAATCGGTAAACCAAAACGTGGCGGTTCAAAGAAATTTTACGTTTATGTTCGCAAACCAGGTGGTGGAATTAAAAAAGTATCATTTGGTGATACAACAGGATTACGTGCTAAAATAAATAATCCAAAAGCTAGACAAGCCTTTGCTAAAAGACACAAATGTGCTCAAGCTAAAGACAGAACAACAGCGCGTTATTGGAGTTGTAGGCTTCCCAGAATAGCAAAGTCTTTAGGTCTTAAAACTAATTATTCCGGTTATTGGTAAGGAAATCGGCCTCCCCAATATTTATAGTAAATATAAATATGGCATACGTTTATCTTGTAACTAATATAATTAATAATAAAAAATATATTGGATCCTCTAGAAAAGAAAATATAGATCCTCATTATTTTGGAAGTGGTAAAAGAATAAGAAAAGCTTTACAAAAATACGGTAAAGAAAATTTTAAAAAAGAAATACTGTGGGAAGGTAAAGGAGATGCTAGAGATATAGAAGCATATTGGTTAAAACATTTTGATGCTTCTTCTAATCCTCAATTTTATAATATGACTAATGATGCTAGAGGAAATGGATTTCATAAAGAAGAAACCAAAAAAACTGTTAGTGAAAAACTAACAGGAAGAAAATTTTCAAAAGAAATTTGCGAAAAAATATCTAAAGCAAAACTAGGTAAACCCAACCCCAAAAAAGGTAAATTAGACGGTCCTAAACCAGGAGTAACAGCTGCTCATAAAGGTAGAATTAGTCCTAATAAAGGTAAAGGAAAACAAGTAGCTTTATATACTGTTGAAGGAAAATATATTAAAACCTACTCTAATTACTATGAATTAGCAATTGATTTACAAATAAACCCAGAAACAGTAAGATGTCAACTTATTGGGAAAGCACAAACTATTAAAAATAAACAATATAAAGCTGAATATTTATAATATATGAAGCCATACACCGACATTGAAACTACATCCGAATACACTATACGTGAATTCGATGAAAATATAGACCCTGTTGAATTGCTTTGGCATCGCGACGATGAAAATCGTACAATAGAAATTATAGGAAAAACTAATTGGCAAGTACAACTTGACAATGAATTACCAACATCATTAAATAAGTCTATATTTATACCAAGACACTGCTGGCATAGAGTAATTAAAGGTAGTGGTAAATTGCAATTAAAGATCTATAAATCGTGATCAAACTAACCGACATATTAAAAGAAATACTATTAGAAGATCGCTGCAAACGCATTGCTGATCGCCGCTATAGTAAACCATCAGCATACAAATCAGGTGCTATTGTAAGATGTCGTAAAGGTGATATTTGGAAAGGAATTAAATCTGAAGCGTTTTTCATTGGTGAAGATGATATTGATCAACTAACTGAAAAACAAAAAGAAACTCTCCGCACCTGGTTTAAACGCAAAGGCGCTCCCGGCAAAACAGGCGGTTGGGTTGATTGTAATACATGCCGTGAAGTAGATGGGAAGAAAAAATGTAAACCATGCGGCAGACAAAAAGGTGAAAAACGAGCTAAATACCCATCATGTCGCCCAACACCATCACAATGTGGTGACCCAGGCAAAGGTAAATCATGGGGGAAAACAAAATAATAATATTTATACATATAAAACTATAATCAAATGACAATTAATGAAATACGTCAAGCAGTTAGAGAAGTAATTGCTGAAGCAAAAGAAAAAGGACTACCCAAAAGTGGTGGTAAATTAGTGCATCTTAAAAAAGAATTAAAGAGTTTAAAAGCAATGAAAGAATCATTAGCTCAATACTCAATTAATGAAAACATTAGCGAACCTGTAGTTGAGTTTGCTCATTTACAGCGCTTTGTTAATGAAATGGCTAAAATTAAAGCTGCTCATGGTAAATTAGCTGAAATGTTAGATAGTCAAATTACCGAAGTAGAAAGTAAAGTAACAGCTGAAACTCAAAAGATTAAAGAAATGATTGGTTTAGTTGAACCACAAGCTGAAGCTAAAAAGAAAAAATCAGCTAAGAAAAAAGAAGAACCTAAAGAAGATAAGGAACCTAAAAAAGGCAAATAATGGAAAACGCCATCATAGGTCAATTCGTTTCTGCTTTAATGGCGTCTCGTACGCAAGCTCATATTTATCATCTTCAAACACCATCGTTTGCTGCTCATAAAGCATTAAATGAATACTACGATAATATTGTAGATATAATTGATGGGTTAGTTGAATCATATCAAGGTAAATATGGTATCATTACTGGTTATAGTAATGTAGCCTTACAAGAATATCAAAGTTGTGATGGTATTATTGCTTATTTCACTACATTATGTATGTTTGTTGAAAAAACTAGATCAATGATAACCCAAGATTCATACATTCAAAATCAAGTTGACGAAGTAGTAGCTGAAATTAATTCTTTACTTTACAAATTAAAATATTTAAAATGATAAAATTACTTGACTTATTAGAGAAAAAAATGACTCCCGCTCAAAAGAAAAAGCGCGGGGAAATATTTGATAAACTCAAAGCATCAGGCATGTCTGACGCTAAAGCAGGAGCTATTGCTACTTCTCGCGCTATGAGTGAAGATTTAGACCCTATAGGTCAAGAAGATGATGATATAAATAACGATGGTAAAGTTAATAAAACAGATAAATATTTAGCTGCTCGTCGTAAAGCAATATCTAAAGCAGTACAAAAAGAAAATCTAGATCCTGAAGAAATATGGTCTAATTTAAGTAATGAAAAAAGAGCAAAAATACTAAGAAAAGTAATTTATGGAGCAGAGAACATGCCTCTTTATAGATCATTAGCTGCAAACACGGCTACTTTAGATAATCTATCTCCAAAAAATGTACAAAGCATATATAGCTATCTTATAAATAATACTTTAAATAAGTCTTTAAATGAAGGTGATCATGAAGTATCAATGGCCCAATCTAGTTTAAAAGCAATTGCTAAAGCAGCCCTTGAATTATCTCAAAAATTAGGAACAGTTGAACGTAACATACCTGGTTGGATTCAAGATCATATAGCTAAAGCTGAAAACTATATTGAGCAAGCAGCTCAAGGTTTTCATGAATTAAAAAACGATGAATAAACAATTATTATTAGAAAAATACATTAAAGTTGCTGTTCGCAAAGCTCTTGCTGAACAAGAAGAAAGAGAAAAGAAGGCAACTAAAGCTATGTATCTTGTATATCGCTTTCCCGGATTAAAGAAAGTTATGGAAGATCTAATGTCTCCTACTTTTGGTCGTTTTATTAGCGATGTTAAAATAATAGCACCAAAACCAACTACGTTTACTGCTAAGTTAATAAACGAGCAAGATTTTAATATTATATATGATGGTAAAAAGAATTTCACTGTTAAAGTAGCAGGGAAAAAATATAATATGCAAAACTTAGGCGAATTAGAAAGAGCACAACAAGCAATCGCAAACGTGTTAGAATTAAATTATGCTATTGCTGAGGGAGAAGGTAAAGGAGCACCTGCTCCTGATGCTGGAGCCGAAGCATTTACTGCTACTTCAAGTGCTCCAGAAACAACACCAGCAGAAGAAACCCCACCAGCAGAAACACCAGCTGAAGAAACACCACCCGCTGAAGCCTAAACAATGACAGTTACTGATATACTTACAGAATGGTCTTATAGATGCCCAGATGGTATAGTTGATTTAAAGGATCCTATTAAAATAAACATATTGAATGAAATACTAAAAGAAATAGGATTTCAAGAAACTATAGAAGAAGCTATGTCACCTAGAAAAGAAGCCATAGACATTTTAATAAGTAAATATAAAAATGAATTAGGCCCTCATAGTCGTCCTGGACGAATAAAAAATATAGGTAATAAACTAACACCTGACGAATTCAAAAAAAGAATAGAAAATACAGATGTATTTAATAATCCTAAAGTAGAAAAAATAGACGCTGGCGATTCTAGAAATCCAAGCATGAGTAATCCTGCATTTAAATTTGAATATAAAGGTCAAAACATAATAATTGTTTTAGGAAGAGAAGCTCCTGGTCTAGAAGCTGAAAAGCAACAAGTAGATAAAATAAACAGTTTTATTCAAAGTATTGAAGGTGGAATAAATATAAAAATAAAGGATAAAATATACTATAATATCAAATCAGCTAAACTTGATCTTAAAAATAAACACGCTGATATAATATTAGAAGGGGATGAAAATATTTATATTCAATATAAAGATGCCAACGAAGCAGATGAATTTCAACAGTATTCTGGTATAGAAAAATTTAAAAGTGAAACTATTGTTAGGGACTTTATAGATGAAGTTCCTTCTAGCGGAGTAAAAAAAGGTGAAATGTATAAAAGAAAAATTCCAAAAGGTAATTTATACAATCGGGGTATATTTGGAATTGGTAATTCTGAAGGAGATAAAGTTCAAATAGTATGTATAGGACCTATACAAATAGAAAAAGAAGGTAATTATTACACTATAAAAGGAAGTACTGTTACTTTAATAGATGGAAGCCCAATTCCTGAAGATTATCAACCTTACTTAGGAGCAAGATATGCTTCTGATAGAAATCAAGAAGATAAAAGCCATACCCGATTTGGAATATACCCAGAAAAATATATTAAAAAGTTTAAAAATCCAACACAAGAAGAACCAACACTAGAAGAAATACTTTTTTCTTTAAGGGCAAAATAAACTTCGTACTTTTAAAGCATGAATATATTTTATATCAACCACGATCCAATCTTGTAAGATGATTAAATTGATAGATATATTAAAAGAAGGAATATTTGGAGATTACTTGTTTGCAGATGAAAAATCTGGGGTAGAATATGGACTTTACGATAAAGAATTAGAAAAAGATACTCCTGAAGAATATAAACTATTTCAAGATTTAAAGTTATATGCTGCAGGCGGAGATTTTGAGGATATTAGTTTAGATAAACATGCTAGTTTATTAAAACAACTTAAAAAAGAATACCCTTCTTTTATTAAAACAAATTTATCTCCTGAAGATTACATATATAGAGGTACAGTTATTTTTAAAGATAAATTAATTGATTTAATAAAAGAAAAAAAAATCATAAAAAATAAAGCATCTTATACTGTTTCTAATATTCCATACACTTCTAAAAAAATAATATCATCATGGTCTTCTAATTTCTTTGCAGCTCATGATTTTGCTTATGAAACTCTTTTAAGAAAAAAAAATAATAACTTTATCCCTGCAGTTTTAAGAGTTAAAGTAAAAGAAGCAGATGTTTATTTTAAAGATGATTTTTTTGTAAAAATAAGTGATAATCAAGAATGGGAAGTTTTAAATATGAAACAACCTATAAATGTGGATATGGTAATTCAAAGAAGAGATATCAATAATATAAAAATACGAGATAAAAATGAACTTTCTTTTGCAGAAGAATTAGCTATAAAAAGAATTAAAGATTATATAAAACAACCTGATTATTATTTATATATTAGTAATCTTCCTATTAATGAAATACCAAAAGAATTAAAGTTAGTAAAAGATGATTTTTTTGCTGATAATACTCCTATAAAATCATTACCTGATAATTTAGAAGTACAGGGAGATTTATATTTAAGATACTCTGCTATTAATATTTTACCTAAAAATCTAAAAGTTAAAGGAAATTTAAATTTAGAAGGTACCCCTTTATCTAAAAAATATTCTCAAGAAGAACTAAAAAAATTACTTCCTGGTGTTGGAGGAGAAATTATAACTTAGAAGGCAAAATATTTTTTATACTTTTAAAGTATGAATATATTTTATATCAATCAAGACCCAATCATCGCAGCACAACAATTAGCCGATGACCACATTCGCAAAATGCAAATCGAATCAGCTCAAATGTGCTGTACAACACATTGGGCAGTAGGTTCACAAGCACCATATAAACGTGCTCATTTTAATCATCCCTCAACAATTTGGACTCGCCAATCAATTCAACACTATCGTTGGCTTGTACAACATGGTCTTGAAATTTGTAATGAATTTACAAAACGTTATGGTAAACACCATAAAACACAAAATGTACTTGAATGGTGTCGTGACAATGAACCTAATATACCTGATAATGGATTTACTCCTCC